TTTCCGGGGCCGGTCTGGACCTGGGCGTGTCACTACGAGACTCAATGAACTCACCACTTTCCATTTGCCTGAACCGAAACGACCCGGCTCTTCGCTCTGCACTGTGTCGGCCGGCGGTGCGCTTGTCCGACGTGTCTCGGCTCCGGTGATCACTGTTCGCATTGGCTGTGGTCTGCTGCCCCGATGACGACTGATCGAGTGTCCTGGCCTGACCGCAGTACGTGAATACGTATACGCCCCCTGCTCAGAAAAAAATCGCTTGGCCTTACGGCCGGTTTGCCTGAACCGAAGTGCGCTCTGACTCTGCTTCGCTGCGGCTTTCATGACCTCATGACATCATGACTTCAGTGTGAAACCGTGTAGACCCGGCGATGTAGTGTTGGCACATGCAACTGCGAGCCAGCGATCACCTTGAATGGTGTGCGTCGGTGATGCGGGCATGCAAGGAAGAACTTGTCCAGGAGTGCGGGATCGGGTCCGAGTGTGCGCCGACCGTGTTCGCCTTTGACCGCAAGGGCGCTGCTCTGGGGTGGGCGCAGATGGACGTAGGGTGCGACTCCTCCGAGGAGCAGTACCGCAAGTTGGCAATCGTGGCCGGCATGATGCGTTCCGGTTGGCATGCGGGCGCAACCGTGGTCGTCGTCGAGGGTTATGCGTGGCTAGATGCGGACAGTGGCTCCGAAGTGCCGCTTGCTGCCGCCTTTGCTTCGGGCGACCTGCGGGCTGTTGAGGCGCTGGCGCTGGCCTATGCCGACGAGAACGGCGACGTGATCGAGATTGCGCTGCCTTATAACCAGAAGTTGGGGCGCATCGTGGAGTGGGAACTGCCTCGCAGGCGAGATGATGACTACCTCGGCACACTCTCAGACGTCGGACGCAACGTCTTCCACTACATCGAGCCACTGGAGTGGCCAACTGATTATGCCCCAGCGGTCTACATGGCCGAGATCGCTGAGCGCATGGCAGATCACGGCTTCCTCCTCGTGTGTGGGGTACCCGGGCAAGAGACTGCGTGGAACACCTCATCGGATGATTATTGACGTCAAAGTCCTGACCAAGTGAGCGATAAATGGATGTCACATGAAGTAGCACTTATACGACCGCGGGTACCACTTGCGAAGTAGCGGAATCAGCTTTAGTTTCCGTCGCCCGAGTCCGAGTGATTCGGGATGCAAATACAAAGACGGCGGTCGGTCCAGAAGGGACGGAAGTGAAACAGGATTCACACCTCACAACATCAGAAACACGTCCTGATGTTCTACTTTGGCTAAACCATGAACAAGACTTTCGCTGCGTAGCCCTTGACGGTATTTCCCCTCAAGAAAGATTCCGGTTGGTGCAGCGGTACATCCTCGACATCACGGCAATCTTCAACTACGTAGACTTTTTGTCCGATAAAGCGATGACTGGTTTGCATGCCGCCAGCACGGCACTGGTTCAGGAGTTGGCCGGCCCCGGCGTCTTGGCATTCCTGTCGGCTGACGATCAACGACTTGAACGACTGTTGGCCTCTGAGCAGGAGCCTGACGCGCACCTACTAGAAGACTGGTGACTACTCGGGCTAGGGCCTTGACGTGATGTGAAGTGATGTAACAGAATCTGACTCATGCCCGAACATGAGTTTGAGTCTCGTCGGACCGACCGCCCTTATCGCTTCACCCTGACAGATGTACTTGCCAACGTCTTCATCGTGACGTTCCTCGGGTTCATCTGGGTGACGGTTATTGCGCTGATCGTTCTTGCTCTTGGAATCTTCGGTTGGTACACGATCCCCGCCATGGGGGTCGCAACTTTCGCCATGTGGCTCTTGGTGCGCATGAGCGAAGGCGGTGATCGTGAGTGATCCCGTATCAGCCAACGGTTGAGGAAGAGACAGTTGAACGGGTCCGTATGGCCCTCGCCGAGTACGGACATCCCGAAGCTCCGGTTCGTTGGGATGAAGCGGACAACGGTCCCGCGGTGCGCCTGATGGAGCACCCCTCTTACGTGACGCCCGACGCGTGCTACCGAGCGTTCCTTGTCTGCGGTGTTGATGTGCCCTGCTTCACCTGCTGGTCACACGGCATCGAGGACACCGGTACGCCTTGCACACACTCGGTGAACTACGAGGGGGTGCTTCGTGGCCCTGCGTGACGAGATCGCGGACGCACTAAGCGTCATCCGATCATCCAAGGACAGTGAGCCCTCTGAGGAGGACTACGACGACGCCGACTTCATCATCCAAAGGCTCCTTCGGAACCGCCCGGGCCTGCTTGCGCTCCTTGGCGACGCAACGATGCCGCCTCGGGGTGAGATGTCCAATCGTTTGCGTTGGTGGGGGACTGTCCCCCTGAAGGAAGACGTTGCTGAGTGGTGGCCGACCGAACCCGAGCCGAACATTGACGCCGATCTGCTGAGTGCTGCCGACTACATCGACGCGCTTGAGGCAGATCGTTCATGACTCCGCGTATAGCCCGCATTCGACGCCGCTGGCCGACCGAGCCTTTGTTCCGCCTGACTCGCAGTGCGACGAGTAGGGAACTTGCTGAGTCGCTTCAGGTCAGCACGAAGCGTGTTGATCGGGCCGTTGTTACGGGCCTGAATGACAAGAGCGCCGATGAGTTTGCCTGCCGCCTTGGCCTTCATCCAGCGATGTTGTGGGGTGACTGGTTTGATGCGGTCTCAGAGCTTGACGAGGTCGACGCGTGATCCTCGACCTCTTCGCTGGCCCTGGCGGATGGAGTGAAGGTCTGCGCATGCTCGGTTTGCCTGAACTGGGAATCGAATGGGACGCAAACGCCTGCACAACTCGCAACGCTGCCGGTCACCCCACTTTGGCTGCCGACATCGCCGAGTTGTCCACGAAGGACTTCATCGGTCATTACGAGGGCCTCATCGCCTCACCGCCATGCACTGACTTTTCCTTGGCCGGCAACCGGCTCGGGGTAGACGGAACCAGTGGCCACCTAGTCACTCAAGTGTTGCGGTGGGCGAAGGATCTACGTCCTGCGTGGATCGCGTGTGAACAGGTCCCTCCTGTTTTGCCGATCTGGCTTGACTACGCAGAGCAGTTGCGCACATGGGGCTACAAGGCGTGGGCAGGCGTTCTGAACGCCGCCGACTATGGCGTTCCACAGACGCGCAAGCGTGCCGTACTGATGGCGTCGCGTGTCGGACCGGTTTCTGCGCCGACACCTACCCATTCAAAGGATTCGCTCGTGAATACCATCCCCTGGGTCTGTATGGGTCAGGCCCTGTCCTGGGGAACTACGCCGGCAGGGTTCTCCTGCGCAATCGACACCGGAGAGCGCCAGAAGCTCACTCGGGACGAGGCGAACCTGAGTTGGTCGGCGAGCGACGTGGTCCTCAACACCGGTCGAGACTGGAAGAAGGGGAAGGGGCGTGATGATGCTCAGAAGATCGCCCTTTCCGCCCCAGCCCCAACGCTCACTGGTCAATGCAGTGCGTGGTGGTTTCAGAACATTGCAGTTGGGCGTCCGTACCCGGCTGCGCCGTTCACACCAACCGATGCGCTAACCCTTCAGGGCTTTCGCCCCGACTACCCAGTGCAGGGTCGTCGGGCCGAGCAGTTCACTCAAATCGGCAACGCCGTCCCCCCGCCGTTGGCGGCCCATGTCGTCAAGGCCCTCTCCTTGCCGGCGATTGAAGCACTCGAGGTGACTCGGTGAGCGACATGTATGCGGCTCATTCCGAGATCCGAGAGATGCGTGCTGCGAACAACGAACTACATCAACTGAACACCCAACTCCAAGCCCAACTCAAGGAGGCAACTCGCATGGATAAGCCATGTGGTGACATCACCGGAATCTTTTCTGACAGGTGGCCGTACAACTGGCATGCCTGTTTCTACTGCAAGCCTCACGGCGTAACGGCCGAAGCATCAGGTAAGTCTTGGCTTGGCCGCAAGAAGGCTCATGCCGCATACGAACGAGCGATGCTTCAGGTCTTTCGCGTCGGCGCTGATCATGCAACGACGATGGCTTCTGTTCAGCGGCGTTCCGAGTGGGGTGCGTGATGCAACTCGTAGATCCGATCAATGTTGTGAAGGTCAAGTCGGTTGTGACCCACGCGAAGGCACTTGCTTTCATTCATCGCTTCATCACCCTCAATGGCTACCCACCGAGCATCCGTGAGATCGGTGCGGCGGTGGACGAGAGATCTTCGGCCCAGGCCAAGGTCATCGTGGATGGCATCGTGCGTCGGGGATGGCTCCGACGGGTCCCGAAGATCCCACGCGGCATCATCATCACTCCTGACGGCATGGACGTACTCAAGTACATCGAAGAGAACGACCTGTGATCACCCGCATCCACGACGGCGGCTTCGTCACTCTTGATGCGGCCATGGCCGATGACCTGAGCGTCGTCAACGCTGCTCGCGTGAGCTTCGCCAAGCAGTCGGAGTCGATGGGGGATTCCGAGGTTGGGCTTGTGGGCTTTCTAATGCGAGAGCGTCACGGGACTCCCTTCGAGCACAACGCTTTTCGCTTCCATGTTCGTTGCCCAATCTTCGTGGCACGTGAGTGGTTCCGTCATCGCATCGGCTCTTTCAACGAGCTCAGTGGCCGCTACACAGAACTGCCGGCAGAGGCTTATCTCCCGAGTGCGGAGTACGTTCGATCCCAGACCGGAAAGCCTGGCTCCTACTCCTTCGTGGCAATGACCCCTGAGATAGCGGAGATAGCGAGGGACCGCATCGAAGAGGCTTACGCCAAGGCGTTCAACAACTACCGATCCATGCTTGCTGCTGGAGTGGCCAAAGAGGTTGCACGCATGGTCCTGCCGGTCGGCACCTACACCGAGTTTTACTGGACGGTGAATGCCCGCTCGCTGATGAACTTCCTGTCACTGCGTAATGCTCCCACGGCACTTCGGGAGATCCGAGACTACGCAATGGCAGTTGAGAACAAGTTCGGTCTCACGATGCCCGTGACCTACGCAGCGTGGCTTGAGAACGGCCGTGTTTCTCCGTGACTAGCAATAAGGACACCCAGTGGCTTCAAGCCTGCCTCGCCATGGGGCAGTTGTTTTCAACCTGCACCAGGCGCCAGTACGCCGCGCTGATCATCGCGCCGAACGGGCGACTTGTCGGTTTCGGCTACAACGGCTCTCCGCCCGGGCAGTCACATTGCAACGAGGGGGCTTGCCCTCGAGCAAACTCCACTGTTGCTCACGGATCCCCTTACGACGCGGGCGCTGGACGCTGCATCGCTGTCCATGCTGAGGCAAATGCTCTGTTGTTCTCTGACGCCACGGCACGCACCGGAGCAACTCTCTACGTCAACGGCCCACCCTGCGCTGACTGCTCCAAGCTCATCGCTGCGTCTGGGATCACTCGCGTGGTCCACACTCCAGATGAGGCTTATGCGTCCACAGGTCTAGCGGAGATGGGAATCGCCGTGGAGCAGATCAAGTTGATTTAGTACGGGGGAAGGTGAGTGGCGGACGACGTTGCATCCTTGCCGACACCGAGCCAGCGCAACAGTGTCATCAACTTGTACGGGTTGTCCGTGCGGATCGTGATGCTGGCACCGTCAAGATTGCCGTCCTGGTCGTAGATGGCTTCAGCCGACGAGCCGGGCCACTGTTCACTGAACCTCAACTCAAGATCAAGAGCTTCGGCAGGGTTGGTGGGGGAGTCGTCGTTGAACATCGCTACGTAGCCTAGATGACTGCGCTGTCCGTTGCTATGCCCCGTCGATGGAGCGCCGTACCTCAATCAGCCATGGCCACGGCATGGAGAACTGGCGGATGCGTGTTGGACTCAATGAGTAGATGACGATTCCATCAGTATTGATCTCACATTCCACAGACTCATCACCTCCGGTGACAAGAATGGGATCCACGGCGCTTGATTCCATGATGTGAATGGTAGATGGCAGCCCTTACGGCAAAGAAGAAGCCCACCCTCGAAAGAGTGGGCTTCTTTCACTTGTTTCAGTTTGGAGATTGCTCTCTTTCAATGAGTCAGATCCAGCCGAACTTGCGACTACAGCCCGGCCAAGCTTTCCACCCAGATCCGGCGAGGACTCGCTCAGCGATCACAATCTGCTGTTCACGACTTGCTTCCCACGGGTGAGGGGCGAACTCTCCACCGCCGTAGGAAAGCCACGTTGAGTAGGAGCGCTGGTGCATGAACTGAAGACCGCCACCGAATCCATTTCCGGTATTGGTGGCCCAGTTGCCGCCGGCCTCGCACTGAGCAAGTTGATCCCAGCGAGAACCGTCACCTGAGTCGTAGTTGGGTGCAACGGATGGTGATGCGACTTGAAGTGCTGGTGCATCGGGCACCGAGCCAACTCCAAGAAACGCAACAGCAGCGAGATGAGCCTCTCGAGTGCTGCTTCCGTACTGACCATCAGCAGCAACGCCGAGCTTGACTTGGAGATCAGCAACGCGCTCGCTGCTTTCACCCCAGCCGTACCCCGACAGCACGGCCTCCCAATCAACTGGTGCTTCCATGGGAGTTGTTGTCGTAGTGGTCGTCTCGATGACGACCCCCTCCAGTTCGGTGAAACGAGAGGGTTCGGATTCAGTGCTTCCAGGTGGAGCAGCGCTGATCACAATGGCAACAAGGGACATGAGAACGACCGTCGCTAGGACGACCATGTTTCGGGTATGACGCATGAAAGCGTTCCTTCCGTAGGGGACAGGACCCACTCGGTTGGTCACTTGCGATCCGAGTGGTGCGCCACCCTTACGGCGGGTGACTGGCCATCGCGCGACGTAACGCATACTTGACGTGACCTACGTCTAGCGATGTAAAGCCTAGTCTTACCCCTATACGGCAATGATGCAAACGAGTGCAGTGAAGTCATGTACTAGCGATCAGATCGCTTGACCACAGGCCATCAACCGTGTTCTGATGGCGGCAGAGGAACTTCTGTGGATAACTCGACCCGTCACCTTTCCGTCACGGCGATAGGCCCAGAGAAGCCTTTATCTACGGCATTTCACACCAAGTAAGCGATCCCAAACACGCAGGTTGGAACACATTTCCCCAGTTCGGAGACTCGAACACTACTGAGTCACACTGAAACTGGGGGACCGAAGGTCGTGGGTTCGAATCCCGCCAGCCCGACCAAAGAAAACCCCTGAAGGAATAAGGCTCGGAGGCTCCTCGGAAGGGGGGCCTCCGGTGCCGAGATCTGCCCTCTGGGGGCGTTTCCGTCACCGTTCCGTCACTGATGTAGGTCAATCGCTAATAGGGTGTGGATAAGCGTAGAGACGAGCGCATAAGCTCGTGGTCTAGTCGCATCACTTTAGCGAAGGAACGTGAATCCAATGCAGGGACGTGTATTCAAGACAGAAACGTGGGGATTCGTCTTTGACCTACCTAAGGTCGATGGTGTCCGCCAGCAGTACAGGCGACAGGGGTACCGAACGAAGGCTGATGCGGCTCAGGCCATGCGTGAGGCCATTGAGAACTTCGGCAAGGTCGCCGGAACCTCGCTCACACTTGAGCGATTCATCAACGAGAAGTGGTGGCCGGTCCATTCGGTTGAACTGAAGAGTTCAACGAAGGGCGCATACAAAACGATCCTGAACCGACACATCGTCCCGAGACTCGGGAAGTGCCGAGTTGCCGAACTTGATGTCGTTGCCGTGAAGGAGTTCCGGGCTGAGTTGATCTCTTTGGGATTGGCTCAGAATACGGTCCGCAATGCTTTGACTGTCCTGAAGGCAATCTGCCGCTCAGCGGTCGAGCATCGCCTCCTGGCTGAGAATCCGACCAGTTCGGTGCGGCACAAGAAGAAGAACGGCACGGCCATGAAGATTCGTGCTCTTACCTCAACACAACTTGCTTCGCTCCTGGCGTACTGGAAGGACGACCCGATCTTCGGTGTCGTCTACACCGCAGCCATGACTGGAATGCGTCGTGGTGAAGTTCTCGGGCTTTGGTGGGAGGACGTAGATCTTGCCACGGGGTCACTTAGGGTCAACCGCAACCTTGTGTCTGTCGCGTATGCAGTGGAACTCACCACGCCGAAGTCCGAGACAAGCGAACGTGATGTCTTCCTTCCACCACAACTCGTGTCTTACCTTCGTGCGTTGAAGACCGATCGGGATGCTGCTGGTGTCTCTTCGCCACATGTGTTCGTCACGGCCAAGGGGGAGCCATTTCACCCCGACTACATCCGGCAGCGGTACCGTCGGCGAATGTTGACGTGGAGTGGACCAACTATTCGCTTCCATGATCTACGTCACACGTGGGCGACGATTGCCCTTGATAGTGGTGTGGGGATCAACGCCGTAAGCGAGATGCTCGGCCACTACGACGCCGGCTTCACTTATTCGGTCTATGGCCATTCATTGCCCAACTCTCACTCGAGTGCGGCGGAGACGTTTGGGCGGGCGCTTGATCAAGCGGTTGACAAGTCTCCAGAGTCTGAGTCTGCGTAGAGATCAAGGCCCATAGCGTTGCGTCCCATCTCGGTCGCCACCTTGATGGTGGTGTGTGAACCTGAGAACGGATCAAGCACCCAGTCGCCGGGTTCGGTGGCCAGTGGGATGCAGCGCCTTGGGAGTTCCTCTGGGAACGGTGCAGCATGGGCGGACTTGCGCACGGGAGCAAATGTCCACACGTTGCCTCGCTCGGTCAGTCGGTCGGCATGGAAGCGATGTGAGCGGTCCTTTGCGAGCATGAATAGGAACTCACTTGAGATGCCCGGACGACGGGCGTGCTTGAGGTCCTCTGGGCGAAGACGCTGCTTGTTCCATGTGATGCAGGATCTGTAGAGCCATCCCTCGGCAACAAAGATCTCGACAACTCGGTGGGGGATGTTGAGCCACTGCATCGGTGGGCGATCGGTGCGGCCTTGTCGGTAGCGCATCCGACCGTCCTTAGCCCCACCTCGGTTGTAGTCGCCACCAGCGCCCCCTGATCCGCTGGCGGTGTCGGACAGGTTGAGCCACAACAGACCGTCGGTTGCAAGCACTCGCCGCCACTCGGCAGCACAGGCGCGCATGGACTCAAGGTATTCCTCCACCGAGCCGGTCCCGATCTCGCTATCGCTGTCTCCGTATCGACGAAGTGCGAAGTACGGCGGTGAGGTGACAATGGTTTGGAACTGGCCATCCGGCACGTCGATCTGACGTGCGTCGCCGGCAACGATCTCACCGATCACTTGATGCCTCGGAGCGCCCGATGAGCCTTGATCGCGGGCATCGCTTCGTCTTCCCACCATCGCATCAGTTCACGCGTGGCCGTGGCGTCGGGGCCTGCACACAGGAGCGCCTCACATAGGCGATCGGCGTGTGCCATCTCCCGCTCAAGGTTCCCTACAAAGAAGGGCTCGGTGGGACCAGTCACGTGCATTGCATACCTACTTCACTAGGGCAGATCAGGCTGACTGAGTGTAGAACATCATGTATAAGAATCAATAGCCTGAGGGTGGACGCGAGGCCGCTGATCTGATGTATGGTCGGCATGTGTTTATGAATGATGTCGAAGGGGGATACCCCGAATACGTAATGCAGGGGGTCCGTCTGGTCAGGGCTTCAAGGGACCGGTGTCCAGTCTGCGCTCACCCAACGGGTGACTGTGCTGGCGAGACCAAAGTTCCTCGGGTCCTAGGCGCCGACTTTGCTCCTAAACGCGGGGGCGATCCCGACGTACTGGTCACTGAAGATCTCTATGAGTCAATCCAGTTGACGCCACGTACGGCGACACGAGTTCTTGTCGCTAAAGCCGGGACATACATCAGTCATGAGAAGGCGCTTAGTTACGGCCTACTTGACGACTGATTGCTCATCGTAGCCGTATAGGTCGGCACGTAGAGTCGTTACCCACCCAACTGTCATCCATCTATCAGCAAGGAAGGTCCATCGTGGTCAGTATTGATCCCGAGTTTGTAGCTCGCTACGCAGAAAAGAGCGCCCCATGGGGCTTTGGTGGTCTTGGGGAGGTCGTGTACCTACGCACCTATAGCCGCCGCGTAGAGGGGGAGGATCGCAACGAAACCTGGCCCGAGACCCTTGCTCGCGTAATCAACGGTGCGATCGAGATCGGCACACCCTTCACTCAGGACGAGGCGGAGAGGTTGTTTGATCACATGTTCCACCTTCGTGGGTCGGTGAGTGGTCGCGCCTTGTGGCAACTCGGTACACCTCTTGTGAGCGAGCTCAACGGAGCGAGTCTCAACAACTGCTTCTTCGTGAACATCGAGTCGATTGAAGACATCGAGTTTCTGTTTGACCACCTCATGCTCGGGGGCGGCGTGGGCTTCTCTGTGGAGCGGTCAAAGATCCATGAGTTCCCAAAGGTGAAGGCTGGGGTGAAGATCACCCACGAGCGCACCAACGATGCCGATCTCATCGTGCCCGACAGCCGAGGTGGCTGGCGTCGCCTGCTCCATGCCGTACTGAAGTCCTACTTCTACACCGGCAAATCGTTCTCCTACTCCACCCTTCTCATTCGTGAGTTCGGTGCGCCCCTCAAGACATTCGGCGGAACGGCCTCGGGTCCTGGTGCGTTGATCGACGGCATCGCCGACATCTGCAAGGTCTTTGAGAACCGTGAAGGCAAGAAGCTCCGTTCGGTCGACGTCCTGGACATCTGCAACATCGTTGGACGCATCGTTGTCTCCGGCTCGAGTCGACGCTCTGCCCAGATCGCCATCGGCGACCCAGACGACGTGCTGTTCCTGCGAGCAAAGAACTGGGGGACTGGCAACATCCCCGGTTGGCGAGCGAACTCCAACAACTCCATCTACGCCGATGCCTACGACGAGATCATGGGCGAGTTGTGGAAGGGCTACGACGGGTCCGGCGAGCCGTACGGTCTGCTCAATCGTCGGTTGGCCCGTTCGGTTGGTCGACTCGGAGAGAAGCGCCCTGATCCGTCCATCGAGGGATTCAACCCGTGCGCCGAGATCGGACTTGGCGATGGCGAGTCGTGCAACCTTGCAACGATCTTCCTGCCCAACATCGAATCACTTGACCAGTTCACCGAACTGAGTCGCTTGCTCTACAAGGTTCAGAAGACGATCACTGGTCTGTCGTACCCGTATGCGAAGACCAACAAGATCACCTCGAAGAACCGCCGCCTCGGGCAGTCAGTCACCGGCATTCTTCAGTGCAGCGAAGAGCAGTTGTCCTGGCTCTCACCGTCCTATGAGTACCTGCGCGACTTTGACATTGCGTATTCCGAGGAGAACGACATTCCTCGTTCAATCCGGCTCACCACGGTTCAGCCCTCAGGAACACTGTCACTGCTTCCCGGAGTGACCCCAGGCATCCACCCTGCCTTCGCCCAGTACTACATCCGTCGGGTTCGCTTTGGTGCTGCCGATCCACTCATTGAGTCATGTCGTAAGCGTGGTTACCACGTGATCCCCGACATGGGTCTTGATGGCCGCGAGGATCACACCCGTTGGGTCGTGGAGTTCCCAGCGAAGTCCCCCGAGGGAGCCGTGCTTGCCGCAGACATGACGGCAGTGGAGCAGTTGGAATGGGTCAAGAAGATGCAGACCGAATGGGCAGACAACGCCGTGTCGGTCACCGTCTACTACCGCCCCAACGAACTTGACGAGATCAAGGGCTGGCTCAAGGACAACTATGACCACTCGGTGAAGTCGGTTTCGTTCTTGCTTCACGCAGACCACAACTTCCCACTCGCTCCCTACGAGGAGATTGATCAGGACACCTACGACAAGATGGTCGCCAAGATTGACCTGACCATCCCGCTTGTAGGGACGCTTGATGACAACCTGCTGGACGACCCGTCCTGCACCACTGGGGCCTGCCCGGTTCGATGAGATGTGGGCGGGGGCTTCGGCTCCCGCCCTTCTCACTTCCTAAATCGAGCAAGGGCGGTTCGATAAGCGGCGGCTTGTGCTGCTCGAATGACCTTGATGTCCTTGGCTCTAGTGACGAAGCGCTCAGCACCCTTAGGGGGCTTGGCACCCTTGCGGGTATCAGACTTGAACTCAAGGCTCTCAATGGTGGGCAGGACCTTGGTCTCGGCGTCGTCCTTCACGACGCGCCCGTTGTCGTCAATCTCAAACCACTCGTCATTTTGGGCGATGAGACGGACGCGAGCGACGGGAGCGCCATCTTCGCCAGTCATCAGTTCCATAATCTCGTAGGAGGATGGGGGGAGTAGGAGTTCCGTCTCGCCCTTCACTTTGCTGAACCTATCCCCGAGGTATGCACCCTTTGCACCGGCTGGAACGTCAATCTCAAGACGGGCCAAGCCGGGCCAGTAATAGCCGCCTGTAAGTGATGTTGATTGGAACCCGAGGTCATTCAGGACATCACCCTCTTCGAGGTTGTCCAAGACGTATGGGTCGATGTATCGGATGGTCTTCAACGGCTCGGGGATCTCGCTCGCATCAAGAGCCGCTTGGATCTTCTCCACGGGCTCCAGCTTCGGGCCGTTGCGATTCAGGCGCATGGACTTGTTGATCATCTCGTAGTCCATGTTTGTGTAGTTCTTCAAGGCATAGAGCTGTTCAGGCTCAAGGCCCTCGCGCCACAACTCCCACTTTTTCCCGTACTCTTCAGCGGCGTCGTTGTCAGTAAACCGTTTATAGAGATCGTTGGCGGCGTCGACTATCTGTGCCACCGGCACCGGAGTGACGTCACGTCCGCCGCGAGTCGCGGTGTAGAGGCCGTCCCCGTCTCCATCGCGCTCATCCGACTTCGCCTCAACGACGAAATGCACTCCGAAGAACCGCTCAATCACCCCATCATGCTACTTCATGCGCTGACATGAAGACCTGAATCAATGTAGCCTGACAACGTAGACTGTGGTCGTGCGCCTTCATGATCTCGCAGCGACTGGAGCACCGAGAGTTCTCTACGAGGCACTCATGGTCCTCCACCAACGAGGGTGGACGCAGGGCATCACTCGCAACCCCGCTACCGGTGAGGTCGATCTCTTGGGTGCTGTGGCTATTGCTGCCGGCGCACCCATCGGGGCAGTGACCGAGCAGCCGGACCTGCTTCAAAGTGTTGTTCCACAGGCCATGCGCCCAGCAGCGTACGTGGCGTGGGAGGCCCTTGAGTGGTCGGTGGGTGATGATCCACTGTTGTGGCAAGACCAAACGGGACGCACTTTCAAGGAGGTCGCCTCAGCCCTTGTGCGAGCCGCTAACCGCCTCGAGATCGCTATTCGCCCTTAGTCCCCACTTGGCCGCAAGCGGCCCCTACAGGCCTTGCGTGAGGCGTCCTTCTTCTTGTCCTTGGCCGTCCAAACCTTTGGCATCTCCGCCGGTAGCCAGCGGCCCGGTGCTGATTTCGGGATGGGCTTTCGTTTGGGCTTCTTTGCCATTGGAGGTCCTTACGCGAAAAGGCCCCCCGGTTTCCCGAGGGGCCTTGTCACTTACTTCTGTTGAATCAGTCAGGCTGTGCGTCGAAGTCCACGGCCACAAACGACTCGGGGCGCTTGACCGCAAGAGCAAGACGCTCTTCGGCCAGGACCACGATGGCGTTGCGGACGAAGAAGTCTGCGTGCTGTTCCGAGATACGGATCGAAGCCTGCTCACGGTCGTACAACTGAGCACCGGTTCCGAAAGCACCAACGAGGGCGGTGCCTTCGTCGATGGCCGGGGTGTCAACAACCGGCATGCGCCAGATGCGGGGTTCCCCACCGAGTGCGACGGAGACGGCGACAAGGTACTGACCGTTGGTGTCCTTGGTCAGTTCGATGTCTTCCCAGTCGTTCGGGTGGAGGACAACACCGGTTGGCTCGTAGTACGCCAGGAAGGCGAGGGTGGCCGCACGACGAATGGCATCAGCCTTGGTGTCAGCAACTGGCAACGTGTTGCCATCTGACCAGGCGTAGCTCTGAACGCCAGAGGTGTTCAGGATGCCAAGGAGGTTCTCACCGGTGCCGTCACCGTTGAGGATCTGCTGATCCTCTTGGAGACGAAGGCCGTAGAGAAGTTCGTTGTCGATGATCGACCGAAGCTGCGGTTCGTCCGAAAGGACGTTGCGGTGCGCTGCTTCCCAATGGGCAAGCGTGCGAACCGGAGCCTGATGACCTTCAAACACCATCGACGACTGCGGCTTGAGGCCGAAGGCGCCGCCCGAACGCTCTGCAACAGTTGAAGCGTTGTTGTTTGCGGTCGTGCCGGGGACGGTGAAGCCGATCATGCGGAAGTACTCGATGACCGCAGCCGTTGTGGTGCGGGTCGGGAACAGGTCGCGAACACGACGGGTGCGCATCGGCGAGGTGACGATGGCATCGCGTTCAATGGTGCCGAACGAGCCGGGGGTGCCGGTCGGGAGCGCCGAGAAGACGTCCTTCTGGCCGTAGCGGCCCGAGGTGAGGTCAGCGCGGTTCACGACGAACGGCGACGGCATGTTTGCACCGTTGCGTCCACCCTGAAGGCTCTTGAACTCTTCGGAATCGAGGAAAAGCTGGCCGAGGCTCTTCGCACCCATGGAGCGAGCGAACTCGTGGCCGGCGTCAACCATCGCAGCAACGGACTCGTCAAGAGTCTCGGTGCCCCATTCGGAAACGGACTTCATGGATTCGAGGCCGTCAATGAGGCTACGAAGTTCCTTGATGTCTCGCATGTTGGAGTCAAACGCAGCCTTTTGGTCTGTGCTGACGTGAACGGTGCCGTCCTCAATCTGGAAGGCATCGGCGATGGCCTTGTTGTCGGCCATCTTCTGGTTGAGAGCTCCTTGAAGCTCTCGGAGACGACTTTCGTCGAATGACATTTCACACTCCTTCAGTGTGTTGCTGGAATGAACCATGACGGTTTGACCCATCGGGCTCAGGTAAGCACCCAGCCACTCGGCGTCACTAAAAGAGTATAAAAGACCATAACCCTCCATCACGGGAAGAGGGGTCAGGATCTACTTGTGGTGATAGCACCTGACCCAAATAGGTCTAGTGATGAAACTCAGGCGACGGCCGTTTGACCCTCGGGTCTATCGTCCACCTCTGTCGGCACAGGAGCCTCGGGGAACGGGAAGGGGAGATCGCGAAGACGCAGTCGTGTCGACTTCTTGGGCTTGCGTCCACGTGAGATGCTCAGGTGACTGATGGAGCGAGAGCTCCGAGAGAAGTCGGTGCCGTCCTGAACCATGCCGTCAAAGTCGCCGTCTCGGGCAAAGAAGTCGTACCGCTTCACAGCGACCGTCTTTGCCTTCCATGGGTGACCATCGGGCAATAGGTCATTGTCGCCCACATACCGAGCGTTGTCGGGCTTGCCCTTGGAAAGGATCTCAAGGAAGGCGTTGACCCGACCCATCGCCCACTGGCCTCGAGCCATGCCCGGTCGATGAGAGCCGGAGAATGCCCCAGCCCCTCGGCGATAAACCGATTTGAGGGTGCGGAGGTTCGTGCGCTGAGACTCGTCACTGACCTTCTCGTTGTGGGCACGCACCTTCTCGGTCAAAGACGCTTCGGTCGCTTCGCTGATCTCAATCTCAGAGCCACTGCTTCGGGAGGCGGCGGAGCCAATGGCGTTGCGACGGGAACCTCTGATCTGATCAGAGCGAGGCGCTGGGGTTGCGGCAAGACGGTCCGATCTTGCCTTTCGGGCTTTGGCGGCCGGGGCGGAGACAAGACCCCCACCAGGCAGTGTGTCAATGCCGGTCACTCCGTATTCGTTCAGTTGCTCCCACACTTCGCGAGCCGCAACACGACGGACCCGCTTTCGGGTCCGCTTGGGTCGAGGCATCATCTTGATCGCCTCAAGCAGCGTCTTGGCGCCCATGGTCTCGGGGTCGGGGGGGAGTCGATCAGGAAGATCGTCAGCAAGGCGGATCTCGCCACCGTCCTTCAAGATTGAGCGATAGTCGGCCAGCAATGCTTCGTCCACTGGACTGGAAGGCTTGGCCGCTCCGGTCCCGAGTGCGATCAATCGAGCAGTGAGCTCGTCAGTTGATGCGAACGCTCCTGGGATGAGTTCCTCAAGGGTGGCGTCAGTCTTGGCGGACTTCTTCTTGGACGCACTGAAGCCCGGGAGGCTTTCTGCGGCGTTGAGTTTGGCCATGGCGAGTTCTCCAGGGGTCATGGGGGGCTTGGTCATCCCGGGGATCTTTGAACCGTCCCAGTTGCTTGCCCCACTGGTGGGCGCTGGACTCATGTTCTCGGGCTTCGGTTTGGGTTTGAGGACATCGGCTTTGCGCGTGAAGCGCTTCCATGCCTTGACGTCGTAGACCCGAAGGGACTTGCCCATCTCTTTGGAGGCAATGAGTTTGGGTGACTTGGTCAGGTCATCGCTGTCGTAGAGGTAGAACTCGTCAAACAGGTCGTTCTTCAGCGCCCTCGGGATGATGTCGCTGACCGTGGCGTGGACGTGGAGTAGTTGACTCGTCGGCACCTTCCGGCCGGTCTTGGCGAACCGTTCCTCGTTGAGTTTGCGAGCCGTCTCAATCTCATTGGTCATGTAGTGAGCGACGATGCGGTGGCCTTCACTGCGGAGGAACTTCACCCTGTCTTCAAGGGTGGAATAGCGGCCGTCGCCAGTTGTGTCGTAGATGACGTCGGACTGTTCCTTGAGTAGGGCGTCAGTCACCCTGTCGTTGAGGTGCTTGGACTCCTCATGGACAAGACTCGCTGCGTCCTTGATGCCTTCGTTGCGCCACTTCCCGTACTCGGGAATCGTGTCCTTGAGTTCGTCCGTGTCGACCTTGATGGCCTTGGTCAGTGCGCCTGAGTTCTTCAATACGCCGGCGTCAAGGGCCGAGGACTTACGAGTGGCCGGGCCACCACCGAGAACGAAGACGGTGGGATTGTCTGACTTGGGCGTGGCCTCCGCCTTGGCGAGGTACTTCTCAACCACGGAGTCGTGGAACTTCTTACGAAGCGGATTCCACCGACCGGTCTGGTCTGTCAGGGCGTACTTGGTGTTGGTTGGCCGCTCGAGTACGCCGGTAAAGGGCTTGCGCTTCTTGGACGCCTTGAGTTTGGCCCGCTTCAACTTCTTAGGCGGTGCTGGGGCCTCAAAGGGTGTGTTGTCGTTGATGCGGCCATCGTTGTCGCCGTCAAAGGATGCGCTCACCATCGAGGAGATGGACCGGACGCTGCCGATCGTGCCGGGTTTGTTGCGCTTGCCAAACCCGAACAGCGTCTTCTCCTGCACCTGGCCCTCGGCCATGGTCAGATGACCTTCTTGGCGCGCGCCTCGAGCAGGTCGGCCATGATCTTGTCGGCACGTTCTTTGCCCTTGCCCGAGTAGGGAAACACCTCGGAAGCCGAGCCCGTGCCGGTGCCGCCGGCTCGCCCCTCTGCACGCTCGATCATCTCTTCGATCTCTGCGACGTACTCATCGTCGGAGTAGGCCTTGAACGTGGCCACGATGGAATCGGCCTGACTGGCAGCCATCGTTCGGGGGTCGCCGGCGGCGGCAAGGCCCTTATCCGTGGCGATGATGATGAGGCGCGGGTCATCATCTTGGATGCCCTTGTTCCACTTGGTATACAGGATTACGGTTGACTTCATTCGTCGTCCTCAAGTCCCCTCAGCAACTTGCTCACGATTTCTTTGACGGTGGCCGTTGGGGGGAGTCCGATAAGTGGTCCATCGCCGTTTTGAATCGAACGCACCGTGATCTTCTCGTTGTCGGTGCTGGTCCAGGTCACGCCCGATCCATCCTCCAAAGCCATGACGCGGCCCTTCACTAGGCTGAAGTGTGGACGGTCGTCGCCAAACACCATGGTTGGAAGCCCACCAGAAACGGCATTGCCAACCATGAGCATCGCCTGAATGATCGGCTTACCGGCCAAAGCTTCCAAGCCCTCAACAACAAACGGCCCCCATGCCACATAACCACCTGAGTAGCCAAACTCCACCTGCATTCTCAGTTCGGCGTCCGGCCATGGAGTCGGTGTGGCATTCAATGTCGCGTAGTCGGACAGTTTGGCCTTTGACCATTCGGGGAGTTCGTCGTCAATCATCTTCACGGCCAATCCTAAATGTCTTCGTTGAACCGAGCAACAAGAGCAATCATCTTGTTTTTCGCCGTGCTCGGAGTGGCAATAAGTTCTTCAATCGGAATGCCCCCAATCTCATCCCTGCCCGCAGCTTTCGCAGCAGCAATGATGGAGTCATACTTACCTTCAGGGAGTACAAGGATTCCCTGCGAGAGGTCGAATCCTCCGAGAAAGTCGACCTCGTTGATCTTTGACCCAGACATACCCGTGTCGAATGGCTGGTAGATGGAAGAGTCACCCCAGGCATCATGATCGTATGCGTGGAAGTCAGTACGCCTGAACGCAATCCCCGGCACCGTGTAGAAGTGGTGGGTTGAGTAGTACATCGTTTCCGGTGTGTTTCCGTTGTTGTCCTTGTAGAAGTACAGCCAGTCGCCACCGCCCCTTGAGTTGAGGTCCTGCGGTGTGGATAACCCACGGCCGCCAATGGCGTTTTCCCATCGACGGACAGATGGCAGAAGTTCCCCTTGGGTAATGATGCTGAGAATAGTGGCATCGCTCTCGCTGGCGATCTTGTGATAGATGACCTTCTTGTCGGTGCTGTCGGCAAGCTTCTGAGCGGCTGCGGGGGTAAGTTCCATCGAGACGCGGCCATTGGGGAAGGTCCTAGTGAGGAACATGTCTTCAGTGATCCCGTAGTCATCGGCCAGTCGCTTGGAGACGGATTCAACGTCTCCTAGATCATCACTGGCGGAGAGCATTGACAATGTGGATCGCAGGGCTACGGCTCGAATGTCATCTTCACTCGGCGCACCATGCTTACTGACACCAACCTCCGCCATTGCTTGAGCGATTCGATCTTCTGTGAGATTGTCAGACTTGCCGGGGATGATGATGCGTACCGAGTTGTGGGTGGCGGCCTTGTATTGCTTGTCTGGGGTGTAGCCAGACTGAACAACCGTAACGATCGTTCCGTCGCTGAGTTCCTTGTACCACGTCTGCGTCGGGGTCCATTCATTGGTTCCTGGTGCCACGTTGGCAGCATTGAAGTTCAGCGTTGCCGTCCCACTTGTTCCCCACTTTGGCGCAAGTGTTCCTTGCTTTGGAACCATGACCCAACCGTCAGCCTCGGAGGGAACGATGTCAGTCGCTGTTCCGCGTCTCTTGAAGGTGAGTTGCGTGCCTTCGGTAAAGGTCTTCTTGTCAGTGCCGAGTGCCTTGAATCGGATTGGCTGAACCCGCACATCGAAGTTCTCAATCTGATCGGAGTCATAGTTCATGATGACGTTCGCTTGCTTCGTAAGCATCCCGTCAACCTTTGACTTCACGGTTGCCACGGTCGTGGCAGAAGATGGGAGGCCAAAGCCCTCCACGACTGCGCCTGCGTTCGGCGGGGCAAGGAGTTCAGCAACCTTGTCGTCATCAAAGCCGAGTTGAGAGATGGCGGAGACGCTCATCTTGTCCCAGTCAAGGCTGTCCTTGCGGGCGTTGAGCCATTCCCCGTGCTTGGTCATGCGGTCGATCTCGACCTGAGAGAGCTTCTGCGTGGCGGCCGCGTTCTCAAAGTTGGCCTTGTGGTCAGCCTTCTTGTAGCGGCGCACGGCATCGGCCATCGCCTTGGCGAAGACTTCCTTGTCCTCGTCGCTCATGTTCTTGGCCAGGGCGAAGAGGTTGATGTTGTCGCCCTTGGTGACCTTGGTGAATCCGGCTGCCTGTTCGGTACCGGAGGCATTCCAGTCTTGGAAGGCGTTGCCGTGGTCGATGGGCTGGAGATGGATCTTGCCATCGGCTCGCTTGACGGCGACAAGGTTTGGTCCCGTGCGGTCGAAGTAGTTGAACACTCGGTCCATGACCATGAGGCGGGCGAGTGACTCGGGGTCAATCTGCGATCCGGCCGGGATGTCGCTGAACGAGGTGTAGACGGCCTCGGCGTCGGGGAAGAGGTTGGAGACATGCTCGAGAACCATGGCCCGCTGGTCTCCGGCGGCCTTGCCATACTTGGCGGCGGGGCCGGCCTCGAATGGGACCTCTTGGATGGGCGAGCCCAAGCGAATGCCTACGGCGTTCATTCCGAGGCTCTGCTGGAGCAGTGCGCCGGCAATCTCCTGAGTGTGTTCCTGGTCGTTGCGGTGCGCGGACTTGATGACGTACTTCTTGCCGGTCACCGTGTCCAAGAAGCCAGTGGTCTTGTCCTTCTCGGCCTGACCCATGGAGTTGAAGCCCTGATGGACTGTGCCGTCCTTGATGACTGCGAAGCGCTTGCCGGCACCGGTGTTGTTCCAGATCGCTTCCTTGAGGTAGTCGTCCGGCACGTCAGCGAGAGGCTTACCCATGCCGATGTGCTCGTCAGCGTCGGTCTGGGACCACAGTCCCTTGTGGCCGACGGGGACGCTGTAGGCGGTGGCCATACCGTCGGGCTGCATGGAGCCGAGAGAGGTTGAGTCAAAGCCATCGGTAGACATCAGCGTCTTTGACGCCTTCGTCTTTGGGTTGCCAGGCTTGATGTCAATGCCACCGTTGATGGTCTTGGCGACGTCATCTCGGATAACTAATGGGAGCGAGTCAACCTCATCGGCGAGAGCTTTGCCGTTTGAGGACAGGACCTCAACGTCGCCCTTTGCGTCGTACTGCTTGAGCATTTGGGCAGCGACGAGGTTATTTCTTGCTGTTGCGACCTTGCCCTCGTAGTAGAGCTTGGTGACGGCGTTGGCATCACTGCCGAGGGCGTCAAGATCTGCCTGTGCCTTGGCCAAGTCATCAGTGTGCTTGGCGATCTTGCTGTCAAGGCCGGACAGGTCACTCATGGGGACCGATCCGCCGGAGACTCCATCCACCGCGTCCTTGAGGCGCTGCACACTGGCCTTGTCGCCGTACTGGTTGGCAACGACCGAGCGGGCCAGTCGCTTCGCTGCGGTGAGTTGATCGTCAGCCGGGCTTGCTGCGATCAGCGCCTGAAGGCGCTCTTCAGGAGAGAGCTCGTGGAAGTTGTCGGGCAACTTGGCCAGCAGTTCATCGGCCTCGGCTCCGTACTTGTCGTAGCGGGCCATGATCGTGGCGAAGTCAAACATCTTGCCACCCTCGGCGACATAGAGTTTCACATGGTCGTAGTCGGGAAGATCAAATAGGACGTCGATGCCGGTTGCGGCCTTGCTGCCGGTGATGGCGTCAAGGTCGGCCTCGATTACGGGCTGCACGGTGGGAAGGTCAACGCCTTCGGGGATTGCGTTGTTCTCATCAAGGACATCGGCCAGCGCTGTCTGCGCTTCACCAAGAGCCTTGATCTTCTTCTCATGGATCTTCTTCTGTTTGTCCAGCGATGCCTTGACGGCCTCGACGTAGTGCCCCCCGTCGTAGTAGGCGTGTGCTGCCGTCACCGGATGATTGCCCTGCTCCACAATCTTGTTGGTGTTGTCAAGCCAGTAGGCCTGCTGGTTTTCGGCCGCCTCGAGTTGTGTCTTGTACCACTCATCAAGGGCTTCTTGAGTTTTGATCGAGGCAGGGGGCTTCTTCTTCTTGGTCGTCTCGGACTTGACGGCCTTGTCTCTGTTCTTCTTCCAAATGGCGAAGTTTTCGGATGCCTTCATGGCATCCATGGCTTCCTTCATGGCAGGTTTCGCGTCGGGGATCTCCGGCGCGTTGAGATCATCGTTCATCGGATCGTCAATGACGTCGTCAACCACGCTGTTGGCATGGGCGTCCATCATCACTTCGTGTTTGTAGGACAAATCAACGAGCATGGAGTGAGCCTCCATGATCTGATACTCGTAGTGCTCCTTCTCGGACTCGGACATGCCCTGCTGGAGGGCCTCGGCGTACTCCTGAGTGAAGTCTTGAATCTGGTTCTCGTACTGATCAATCAACTGCTGTGACTCTTCAATGTCATCTGAACTCACACCACCGGGGTAGTCGTCGTCGACTGACCAATCAGTGTCGTAGTAGTTGGCTTCGTAGCTGTTTTGGAGAGTGAGTACAAAGTCGTTAGCAGTGTGCCACGCTTGGCCGTATGCTTGCGGGGGCGCGTACCCGTAGTCGCCGTACTCATCAAAGTCGGGTGTAGATCCTTCATACTCGGTGAGGATCTTGTTGACTCCGCCGATGCCGGATTCGTAATAGCCAACCGGATCCCCGAAGCTGAACAAAACGGGTGGGTTGTCCCAGTTGAGAGCGCTGCCAGCGATGCCTTCATCGAACTCAGCAAAGGGCAGCATGTCAACGGTGCCGTTACCTGAGTATTGAAACAGCACGATGTCTGGGCCATTGGAACTCTTCGCCTGCGCAACACTGACCGCCTGCGACCAAGTCTCAAAGATGTTGGGCTCATCGGCAGCAAATCCGGCCGACGAAGTCCACGGTGTGAACTCAAGGTCAGCACTGAGAGAGCCCCACTTCTTGTCAAACTTGTACGAGGAGATCGGCCAAGAGGGCGCAGCGTCGGACGCAACGAGAGCAAGGGGGTCAAAGTCACTGTTCGGGGCAGCGAACCACTGTCCAGTACTTTGGAGGTAGACCACATTCACCGGCTCGCCATAGATCACACTCAGTGAGTTGGCTTGCGTTATGGCATCTGACGGACCGTTTGCGATGACCCACTTTTCACCAGGAGTCCAAGGTTCATCAACTGCCTCAAGGTCATCTACGACAAGGTCTTCGTTGTCTGCGAATGTCTCTTGCGTGATCGGCTTGATCATGTAGGTGGACGTGTCGAATGACATCTCTACCTTGAACTTCGGCTGACCTTCCGCGTACACGACGGGGATGTGATCTTGATCAAGGTCCTTGAAGGGGACGGTTGAATCAAAGTCCATGTCGCTAGCGACAACGTACTTTCCGTCAGTCGTCTTGAGGACGACGACATCTTCACCAGTGTTGTTGCTGTAGGTCATCGCGTAGGTTGCAGCACTTCCTTCATCGCCGAAGGAAGAGATCTGCCAATCGGGAGCGGGCGGCGGACCCAGTTCAGTCGGAAGGGGATTTGGGATCGCAGGCTTGTTCTCGTCCTCCTTGAGGGCGAGTTTCGGCTTCGGCTTCGTCTTTGTTTTGGACTTCGAGATAATGAGGTCCGAGAGGCCAGCATCTTCAATGATCTGATGACGTCGCTTGGGCTGTACGAAGTTGAGGCGCTCGTAAGGGTTGACGTCCTCTTCGCCATCATTGGGAACCCACATCGCAAGGAAGTTCTTGCGCTCAGCGCCGAGCTGACCGATCAGGGCCTTGTCGGGGTTGTCCTTGAGTGACTCATCGGTGATGTGCTTGTCGATCGCAGCAAGGAACTCATCGGCGCTGTCGGTATCGGGTGCGTTCTTGCCGAGGCGCTTGTTCCAGAAAGACAGGTTGCGCTCGCGTTGCTCTTGGAAGGCATCAAGGAAGTCCTTGGCCTTGCCCTCTCCGAGCTCGTTGACCATGTTTTGGTTGATCTCGTCTAGGACAAACTTGCCTGTCTTGGACTTGGAAAGATTCTTGTCCACCAACACGGGAGGCTTGATGGCCTCGGCGGCAGCAAGGTCAGCCTCGATCTGGTTTGTAACGGTGAGATCGTCAATGATCTCGTTGGGGGTGAGATCTGCACTGACTATGAGGTCTTGGACGACGCCATCGGGGCCGACGGCAAACAGCGCTTGTTCATCACCGGCGAGATAACGCTCGGCGTCGACAACACGGAGCTTGCCGGTGCTGGTCTGCACAATGAAGCGCATCTCGCCAGTGTCTTGTGCCGACTCAGACGCTTTGCCTTTGGCATTGGCTTCGTTCGTGAAGAGGTTGCCGATCTGCTTGCCAGGCTTTTTCTTACCTGACTTGCCAGCATTGACCTGATTGACGTTGGCGGCATTGTCAATGTTGGCCTCGGCGGCTTTGGCCGGCCCGGTTGGCTTCTTCTCAGGCTTCTTGGAAGCAGTGCTTGATTCGCCACTCGGCTTCTTTGAGGTCTTCTTCTTCTTGAACTTCTTCGGGGTCGGCAGATCACCCTCGGTCAGTCCGACCTTGGGGGTCTTGTCCTTTTCGTCTTCTTCCTTACCGCCTGGGATCAGGTTGGCAATGCCCTCGATTGCACCACCGAGTTTGCGGCGACGCTCGAGGCGACGTTCTTTGCGCTTCTCGCGACCGGCTGCTCGGCGTTCGGTGGCGCGATCAGCAAGGTAGTCAACAATCTGACCACCACGTTCAAGGGCCTGTCCCGCCTGATAGCGAACAAGGCCCGTTCCACCGGCGGCTCGGCGTTCCTCGGATGCGGCAAGAGCGCTGTCGAACTGGTCGATTCGCTCACCGAGCTTGGCGAGTGTGGCGCGGGCGGCACCGAGGTTGCAGGTGGTGCCCATTGCGTTGGTCCACTTGCCAGCCCGAGTCGTCCCCGGCGGGCATCGGAACTTGCGGATCCGCTTACCCAGTCGATCGTAGTCAACCTGTTCCACGATGACGTTGCCGGCCTTGACGTCCATGGCAATGGAACTAACCATCTTCGCCGACGTGTAGCGCAGCGCGGCATACTCGGTTTGCGCTCTGTTCATTAGGACACTCGCGAGAGGGAGAAATGGGTAAGACTCAGTATGACCTTACCAAACTCCACTAACCTTCGGCCGGAGTGTCCTCATCAATGATGACTTCCCACGGGGTGGTGTTCTTTGGCCGAGCTGGGGCAGTGGGGGCCAAGAACATTTGGTAGATCCACCGGCGAACCATGCGACTGGCACCCTTCTCGCTGCGGATCTCGATCATCTCCATCGCTTGCTTCGCGTCAGAGTCGCCAACGGCCGGAATGAGCTCAAGTTTGTCTGGGTTCTTCTCGACCAACTGGCTCAGTGCCTCACCCATGTCTGGTCCTTCAAGGCCCTTGCGAATGCCCTTGAGGTTGGCGGGGAGATCGTTGAGAAACTCGGGCGTGGCCTTCGGCTTGCGATTGACCTGAATCGAGGATCCATCGGCAAAGGAGAATGCGACGCCGTATGCACCAGTTCCAAGAAGATCAAGACCACTGGTGCCAAAGTCGTCGGGCTTGGCTGTACCAATGACGAACACTCCGTCAGTGATGTCGTCGTTGCCCCGAACCTTCGCAAGACGGGAAATGTCGACGGTGGGGTCAATGCTTGAACCGTCGCGTCGAACAAGACGCACCGAACCGTGAGGCTTCTTGCCAATCAACGGAACCGTCGTGCTCACAGCACTGTCACGCGCCACTCGGCTGGCTTTGCCGACCGGGTCGACGCCGCGCTTGATGTCGACGACATTTCCTGAAATCCCTCGGCCTCGGATCAATCGCCCGCTGCGACCCTGTCCGACGTCATCGATTCCCGGCATGCCATCTGCGCTGTCGCCTCGACGAAGGACGCGATTGGCTGCTGAGCGTGCTGCGCTTGCTGCTGAATCGGCCACATCGAACAGTTGGATACCGCAGGTGCCGAGACCTGAGTCAGTGAACTGACCACCGTTCTCGAACCCTGGCGGACAACGGAAAAGTCGGCGTGGTCCACCAATGCGATCCCGACCTCCGCCCGGAGTAAGCGTCTCGTAAACGGTGGACCGGATGGGGGAGCGAATGTCACTCGCGTCACCGGGAATCAGCATCGTGCCGATGGCCTGAAGCCCTTGACCGAGTTTCCCCCTTGAGCGGACGGATCCAACTTTCTCATCAAGGTGAACGCGCTGAACAAGGGACTTCTTGCCGGACGAGTTTTGGGAGGGCATGGCGCAGGTGCTACCGAGAGCGTCAGTGAAGTCGCCAGCACCAGGGGTGCCTGGCGGACACTTGAACTTGCCGCCATCGACAATCACTCCGCGACTGGCCGCGAGACGTTGGGTAATGGAGCCACCCGAGAGATCCCCGACTTTGGCTCCCGATTCACCGATTGATGGACCAAGGATTCCCTTGACCATCACCTCGTAGAACGGATAGTTGTCCAACATCTCCGTCACCTCGGCGGGAAGGGCGACGGTCTGCTCAGTTGAGCAGATCGCGCATGTCTTCTTCGGCGGCAAGCATCTCGAACTCCATGATGGAGGCAACGAAGTTGTCAGCAGACTTCTCCATTGGCTCACCACTGGTCGCTTCCTCGGGAACTTCGTCACCCCATGCTTCGGGGATCATGTTCTCAAGGCCGAGCTCTTCGGCGCGCTTGACGATGTGGGCCTTGGCGGCCTTCTTGTCTTTCGCTCGACCGTAGGCCTGAATGGCGTTCTTGAGGTCTTCCTCATTGGCGATCGGGTATGAGCCGTCAGGCAATGCTTCACCAGACTCAGCCATGGCGTCGCGCTCCTCATCGGAGTACATCGCCTTGACCTGAAGGTCGTAGGTGTCGTCGTCCTTGGCTTCAGCGTCAGCCCAGGTGTATTCGTCGTAACCCAGCACGTTGCCGGACGGGGAGACGAATACGTCATAGGACTTGCCGTCAAGGCCTTCGATCTCGACCGAGTAGGCCTCGGATCCTTCAAAGGTGGATACGACAACGGAAGCGGCTTTGCCATCGACGACAGCAAGGGCCTTTTCCTTGGCGGTGTCGGGATCGACTACCTCAGAATCGGAGAGAACCTCTTCGGCGGGAATGCGGAACCATCCGTCAATCTCACCCTTGCCGGTGATGTAGGCCTCAACGTAATCGCCGGTCTTGCGCTCAACGTGGAGAACGAACAGGTCCTGATCCGATGAGTAGCCCGAGTTGAGGACCTTGCCGTTGAGGACGTCTTCTGCGATGCCCTCGATGGCAAGAAGGTCATACTGACCTTCAGTCACTCCGCAGCGGCCTGGGCAGTCGCCACAAGGCGTGGCGGCGTTGGCGCTCTTGACTTCACGGGAGGCGGCGCAGACGAACAGGTCGTCTGTCATGTCGTCGGCCTTCATGCCCATGGTGCCCATGCGCTTGCCACGGTTGCGACGGATCTCGGCCGGGTCGGCACCCATCATCTTCTCTTCGTCCATCTCGTCCATGGACTCGTCATCGACCATGTCGTCGTCGCCCATGGGGACCATTGCGCCACCCTTGATGGTGACAGCCATGGCGCCACACTTGCCGCAGACCTTGTCGCCGGCCTTGTAGCCACATCCTTCGGTCAGTCCCTTGGCGCAGGCAACAACATCGCCTTCATCAGAGATCTTGACGATGGCCTTCTCGTCCATTTCAGTTACATCCACGACTGGCTCCTTCACTTGCATGGCATCAGTCATGCACGCACTGGTGTTCTTACAGGCAGCACATGGAGTCATGCGCTTCATGCCGGATAGACCGCAATGATACTTCGCTGCTGTGTCAGTGGGGTTCATGCTGCTATTCATACCCTTTCCTTCGTGGCGACAGCCACAATCGGTCTCATCAGCGGCGAAAGGATGAGTCTTTACACCGCCCATCTCGTCGGTTCCTTCGTGTTCCCAGTTCTTGTCTTCTCGGAGGTATGAGACGAAGTCGGCTTCCTTCTCGCAGAAGCCCTTGAGTTCGCCGATTGCCTCTTCCATGTCAAGTTCGTCATCATCCATTTCGGTGATGGCGATGTTGAGTCCCTTCCCAGGGGTCAGTCGGTCCAAGCGATTGTTGAACTCAGAGTCGGACCAAAGTGATCCGCGAGTGACGCCACGCAACTTGCGGCGACAGTTCTTCATCCCTGGGTGATGACAGCCCTCATTGGGCCAAAGACCGGTCGTCTCATGGTGGAGCCATGCGCAGAGGTTGTCGAGTGGGTAGAGCTCTGGGTGGTCGGCCAGGATCACACGGCAACGACGGAAGCCACCGGGCTTACGCATGATCGGTCGCCAGTAGCGGAGCAACTTCTCAAGATTGCCTCGACGGGGGCCGTAGCCGCGCAAGATGTCACCCGTGATGCGCTCCTGTGGAATCGCATCGGGCGGAACCGGAGCCTTGATCTCCGTATTGAGCTGGGGTGCCTTGTCGGCCATTGCTGGTTCTTCCTATTGGTGTGTTTGGTCAGATGATGATCACGGGTCAAGCAGACGGCCGCGCTCGTCGGTGATTCCACGAATGACGTCCATCTCACGCTTGGAGTACTCGGACTCAAACACGCTCTGAACTTCCTCGAAGAGGTCCATCATTCGCTCGTAGACTTCATCGCCTCCATCTGGAAGCTCATCGGCCCGAAATGCCGCACTCTCCAAGAGGTCGTAGTACTCCTTGGGATCAATGCTGCCCCCACCCAGTCGATCAAGGGCGTCCACCTGGACTTCAAAGAGTCTCAACTTGGTGGCGTCGTCTACGCCCGAAGCATCCTGAGCATCGACAAGCTTGTCAATCAGCTCAACAACCTTCTTCTCTCGGGTAAAGGGCTTCAACTCGAAGGCTTCATCAAGTTGTGACCGAATGTCATCAACGGGGTTGGCCTTGGACGACTTGCGAGACGGTCCACCCATGTCGTCGACATAGCTGTCGTAGTTCGCCAAGAGTGCCAGTAGGCGACCCTTCATGTTCTGGTACTTGCCCGTATCAAGGAGGTCGCGAATCTCGGACGGACTGAGGTCGTCAAGCACGCTGGCGTCGATACTCATCTGCTCAAGCAGATTCGCAACATCATCACGAGCCTGAGCGACCGCGCCGACGTACTCCTCGAAGGCGTCCTCGTCGTCTTCTTCCACCTCATTGGCAGCCCTCTCGACTGCGTAGAAGTCAAGCGGACCTTCAGCGTTGAGATCTACGTCGTAGTCGTCAAAGAGGTCGGCTGTTTCAGTCTTGAGGTCGGCCCATTCTTGGTCCACATCGTCGCGAAGTTCGGGCTTGACGAAGTTGGAGGTGATCAAATCGGACAAACCCTTGTTGGTGTCCTTGGGAAGGAGGCCGTCAGGAGTGTCTCGATAACTGTCCACCAAGGGTTGGATCTGGAACGGGTAGTCAACTGCTCCGCCAACCCCCGAAAGGTTCCCCTTCAAGACGGTGCCGTCGCCGCCACCGAGCAGCGCACTGAGTTCATCTGCGACATCAGTGGTCGGTGGGTCAACGAAGTAAGTCGTTAGTTCCGGCTTGTCAAGGTTCTTGCCATCGCGACGAAGCACGAGAACGTCAAGGTTCCTAGCGCCTCGAGTGGCGGTTACGGCCACAGTTTGTTTATCGCCCGACATGTAGAGACCGTTGCCGACATTGATGCGCGAGCGTTCCCTGGCGCGCTCCATGTCAATGATCTCGTTTATGTTCTTGCGTCCCTTGTCTCCATCCTGAGCAAACAGGTCAGCAAGAGCCGTGTTCACCTTGCCCCGGAGCCTTGAGACTGACTGCTTGTCGTTGGGGTACGGGCTGAACAGTTCCGGCGCCCATGCCTCGTCTTCTGGTGTCAGTTGCTCAAGGATGCCTGGGAGTTGGTTGTCAATACGATCACGCAGTGTGTCCGTGATGCGACTCCGTGTCGCTGAATCAATGCCTGCTGCCTTCATAGCATCATCGTATGAATCAATGTCGAAATCCGCAAGGTCTGATAGGCGATCGAATGCTTCATCGTCCGACATGTCGCCATAGAAGGTGCGACCCTGATCGCTAGAGCGCATCGAGAATGGCTCAGTCCATGGCTCGCCCGGGTTGAAGACACCTTTGTCGCCACCCATGGCACGGAACTGCATGGAGCCGCCGACGTCAATGCGATGGATCTTGTCGTCATCGTCAAGGATGACGTTGTCGCCGACAAGGCCGAAGACATCCCAACTCGAGGCAAGAGCGTCGTAGGCGAAGCCGTCTCGAGCCTGCTCTTGAAGGGCTTCGGTCATTCCGTCGTCACCGATCGGTTTGCCAAGCCCGCCATCTTTGGTCTGCACGGCCTTCTTGGCGATGTACCACTTGCCGTTGCTCTCATAGATGCCCGTCTCGTCGGTAGCGAGACCGGCAGTCTTGTAGAAGAGGTGGGCAGACATCTCGTTCTGAGCATGAGCCTCGGACTTCGCCGGCTTGACAAGGTATCGCTGACCCTTGTCGTCGGTGTACCAGCGACCACCCTGAGACCCAAGAGGACCCGAGCCTCGCTCCATTGCCTTGAACTCGTCGGCCGACGGAAGGCCGTTCAGGAGCTTCCCGGCGCGACCAGTCGGTCGCTCGGGGGGTTCTGGGGTATCACCCGCTGGCGGCTTCGGGGGCTTCGGGGGCGTGGGTGGTTTATTGCTGCCACCTCCGCCAGGTTTGAGCTTTGAGGGTTTCCGGTCATACCAACCCATTTGACGCTTGACGGATTCGGGGAGATCGGATCCAATCGGCTTCCGAGTTGGGGCTACACGATCAAGATCTGCCGCAGACGGGAGCTTCAATGCGGGCTTGCCGGAATCGCTTGGCTTGCTCGTCACATTGCGCATGGCAGTGGTTCCCTCTTGAACCACGCCATCACCGTCAGCATCTCGGGCCTTGGGATTGACAGCCTGCTGAATCAACTTTCGAGTGCCGCGACCCTTACCGCCGCCCGCGCTGGAGTTGCTCAGTTTGCGCAACTTTCCCAGCGCGGACTTACGGTCAAAAGGGACGGCATCACCGTCCTCGGTGCCGTAAAGGTCAAGAGACTTGACTCGCAGTTCATCGCCATGGCCGTCGACAAGCGTCGCAACGGCGTCAATCAGTTCCTGGCTGTCTGCCTTGATCGCGATCCACGATCCGTCTGCGGTGTCCAGTGACACTTCGGCGCCGTGGTATTCGGCGATGGAATCAAGGAGCGACTTCAGTCCGAACATGGCGTCCGGTGTGGTTCCGAGGACAAGGTAATCATCACCCTTGCGCTCAAGACCGGTGGAAGCATCTCCCTCATTGAGGATCTCGGTGAGCAGATTGATCGCATCGCGAAGGCGCTCCATGTTGCGCCCGGCGACGGTTCGGCCGACCTTGACGTCGAGCTGTTCCATGATGTCGTCGTAAGCGACCTTCTTGCCCCGGCGACGTCGTTCGTTTTGGCGAGCGGCAAGCATGTTGCGCTGGTTCTGGTACTTGCGAAGTGCTTGGACTCGCTTGCGGTGCTCTGTCGGAACCTCACGCATAGCGTTGGGGTCATCGAACGAGCCGACGGGGTAGCGACCACCATCTCTGAGTTCAACAAAGCCCGAGCCGTCTTCTTCAATCCGAGCATGGGTGTCGTACTTGTCAATGCGGTAGCGGCGAGAGCTGTTGTCAATCTCGCCACGAGGTTTGACGGTTGGCCGTTTAGGCTTCCGCAGTAGGTAGTTTCTGTCCCTTTGCGGCTTTTTGAATGGGGGCTTTGTCGGCTTCTTGGGAGCAGCAGTCTCGCGATCGGTGCCATCAAAGATGACGCCGTCTCCATCGCGATCGACTTCGTCAACTACAGAGCTGCCGCCGACCCTGCCAGCGATCTGCTTGACGCCGCACATGCCCTTGCCGCCACATCCGCATCCACAGTCCTTGTCGCCGGCCATGCCTGCGCCTGGACCGGGAACGTCGGGGGCTTCGGAACCGTATTCTTCATCGTCCTCATCCTCCACGGGGATGTAGACAGTCTCGGCTCGGACTTCTTCGGCCGAACCGACCATGATGAGGCCGCGTTCGGAATGCCACGATGCCCGCATTGTCATGGGTTCGCCGTCGTGCATGTGGTCGAACACCACTGTGTTACGACTCATGTCGCGAATCTTGACGGGACCGCCGTACTCCTCGGCAATGGCGTCGGCAAGGTTTTCGGCCATTGAGACCTGTGGGTCCACTACAAACCCATCGCCGCCTTCGCCGTAGTCTTCGTCGTCCTCTTCGTAGTCCTCGTCGTAGTCTTTGTCGTCGCCTTCGATTGACACTGCGTATTTGTCGCCATAGCGATCGGCGATGAACTCCATGAGGCCTTCCGCCATCTCCCGCACGGCATCGTCGCCCTTCTCATTCTTCGCTTCGAGCTTGGCGATTGCCTCGCGAATCACGTCCTTCATGTAGCCCTCGCCGCGGGATCCGACGGCCAGCCACTTCATTTGAGCGACGACGCCCGGAAGGCGGAAGTCCTGCTTGTGTCGGGCGACCCACGCTTCGCGGAGCTCTAGTGCTGCGACCTCGGTGTCGGTCGTTGCTTTGCCGCCGCGCTTGGCGATCGGTAGGAGCTTGGCGTACTGGTCGTTTCCTCGGATGTTCCCACCCTTGGCCCAGATCGTCGGATACTTCTCCTTGACCATTTGGGCGAACTCGGGGTCGAACAGGTTCCACTCGCTCTTGCGGAACGAATCCACCTGATTCTCTTCGTCCTGCATTTCGCTCTTGATCGAGATCGTCGCTGTGAGCTGATTCGCCCCATGAAGCACCGGGCTGACTTCGTAGAGTTCGAGTTCCTTCAGTAGGTTCGCCTGGCGCTGGGACGAGTAGATCGAGTCGAGGGTCTTGTACCCGATTGACCATTCCTGCTCCTCCCCAAAGAACAAGATGTCGTTGAATGCTTCACGGCCACGCTCTGACCGGAGGTTGAACTGAACCTTGGCGAAGAGGCCACCTACACCGGCCTTCTTCATCTTGGCGGGCAGGCGAGGATCGCTCGCCGGCACCTCGTACATGTCGATGACCTTGCCGATGGGCTTGTTCCAGTCATGGCCCCAGACGACACGAGGCTTGCGGCGCTTCAGGCTTGACGTGAAGGCACCCGGCATGACGATGTCGCCGACCGAGTCCTTGTTGCCCACGGCAGCCACGAAGCACTCAACGATGCCCATGGCCTCGTCGATGGAAAGTTGGCCACTCATGGCCTTGAACTGGAGTGAATCACCCATACCGAAGGACCTCGCTTTACTTGAGGTCAAAGAGTAGTAGGCGATGTATACGGAAACGGGAACGACTATACGGATTTACACGTCTTCCCAGTTGAGGGAGTTTCCGTATTTAGGATCGGTATCGCAAGCGACAGCGACACGCAAGACTCAATGACGCTGGTGCCATCGGGTCTCCCGGGAAGCGCAGTGGCATCCCGTTCACCTTGAACGACTGGCCCATTTGCACGGTCGTCCCATCAAGTGAACGGTGGGCGGGTCTCACCCGATCATCGCGACGGGTTACCCATGTCTTTTCAAGGAGGCCCGAGCGTTGACCGGCAAGATAGAGGCCACCATTGAAGGCGCTTTGTCCCTCGATCTGAGAGATTCGGTTGCGGCGACCACCAAGGAGTTCCACGAACACCGCAGCCAATCCGGCAAGAAGGAGGGCATGGCCCGAGTCAACGCCATCGCTTGCCGCAAGAGTCTTGGCGGCGAAGACGGCAGCGGCAATCTTCTCCTGTGTGGTTGAGTTTGCCTGCTGGACCCGTTGGGCTTGCTGGTCGGCAAGGCCGGTGAACTCCTCATCGCGAGCGATTTCCGTATTTGTCTTCTCTCCTACGAGAGCGGACGCCTCGGCCATGATGCCGGCGAGTACGGGAGTTACGTCTTCAGCAGTTTGGCGATTCCAGCCAGGGAGGTCGAAGAGTTGTTCTGTTGTTAGACGACCTTCGGCGATGGCCTTGCGGGCCTTTGACCCACGGGCCTTCTCCATTACGACGCGCTGCTGGCGCTCATAGAGGCGTTCAAGGGTGCGATCAAGAATCTGCTCCCACCGTTCGGTAGCCGTGTCGGCCTTGGTCTCGAAGTCTTCGTCAAAGATCGCCTGTTTCAGCGTCTTTAGTTGTGGTGCATCCGCAGGGGGTCGGCGAGCACCGTCTAGGGATGGTGCGGTCGGGTCATTTTCCTGGGCTGCGGGCGCCATGTCCGCCTCATCGACGATGGTGACACCCTCCGGCAATGGCGGTTCAGCCGAGCCTGCGTCCGGCGGAGCCGGAGCCTCGGCCGGCGCTTCGGGTGCGACCTCGGAGACGCCCTCGGGGAGTGGCTGCTCAGCCGGAGGAGCCCCAGGGTCGCCCGGCATGGCACCCATGGCTTGCTGCTGCGTGGCGGGATCGACGTAGGGCATCTCGCGTTCGGTGTTACCGATCGGTGCGAGGTTCGGGTTGGCCAGCATGGAGTCGGCAAGGTCGGATTCAACTGGATCTCGGCCGGTCCCTGCTCGGTACTCGTTGGCAGTGATCAGGCCGTTGTTGAACTCCTGAAGGAGATACTGCTCACGCTCCTGCTTAGCGAGAATGAGAATCGGGACATTGGAGTTGTCAAACTCAAACCAAAGTTTGGGGTCAAGGGGATCAAAGCCTCGAGCCAGCATCTCAAGATGCGGCTGCATGGTCTCCATCCAAAACACCCGAAGTTCCTCGGCGGCATTTGAGAAGGTCCGTCCACTGGCATTGCCGATGACTGATTCCGGCACGCCGAAGGCGGCAAGGATCTCTTCCTTGGTGAGTCGACGCATCTCCACGTAGGCGGCGTCACGAGGATTCGAGCCGGTGTCTACGTAGTCGGCGCCCTCCTCGGAAGCGATAACGGTGGTGCCACCGGCACGGCCGATGTTGCCTCGGAAGCGGCTTCGGAGTTCTTCTTTGTCCTCTTCGTCCATGTCGCCACGAACAACCAGAAGGCCACCGGGGCGGCCGTCGTTGACAAGGAAGTTGCGGTTGTAGAACTTGGCCAGATTCTCGATCTCGATGGCCACGCCGGCAGATTCCATGGGGGTCATGGACAGGTAGGGATCAAGTGGGTGTGGGTGGCGGAACCAAAGGACCTGCTCGGGCTTGAGGATCGTGCGCTGTCCACTCGGCATCAGCACCTCGTAGCCAGAGACGAACTTGCGCGGGTCGGGGATCGGACTGGTGTGTTGCGGGGGAAGCAGATGGAGGGCAGTTGGCCTGCCATCACGACCGGAGATGATCTCCACGAACGCGCCGCGAGTACTCAGCAACATTTGGGCTGAGAGTCGATGGCGGAAGATGAAACTGTTCTCGCCTGGGTTGGACGCCATGTTGAATAGCTTGAGAATGCTGGCGTCATCGACGATGGGGCCGACGGGGGAGTTGTTGTTGCGTGCTCTGACTGGGAGGCGAGCCTGATTGCCGGCGATGGCGTCCACGGCACGGAACAGCCATGTGACGCGCTTCATGCCATCGCGATAGGCCCGTTCGATGTCCCACCCGTCGTGGTAGCCGCGATCTATCGCCAGGGACGGATTCGTGGAGACGGGCGCGCCATAAGGGATGGCCTTTTGGCCGCCATTGCCAATCCCTTTGTTGTTCGGCGTGTTCCAGCCCATCACTCAGCCCCAAGTAGGTAACCGACGAATCCACATGTCACGCCTAGCGTGATCCACCCCGCAGGTGGGTAGATCATGGCAACCCCGACGCTAGTAGTAATGATAAATGTCAGCATGAGGGCGTAGGCCGCAACCGATCGTAAAGTGATGCTAGCGAACAGCATTGCGCGAAGGTTTGAGAGCAGTTTGGTCATAGACGCATTCCGTGGTCGGGCTAAACTAGATTAGCCCTGACTCTAGTAGATGCGCCGGACGACATTATGAGTGAACCAAACTGGCTTGAGGTGCTTGAGTACCTAAAGCCGAAGACACCGCCGTACTGTCCTGAGCCTCCATCGGTTCAGCAGTTGGTCTTTCTTCGCACGAATGCGATCGAGGGACTGTTCGGCGGAGCGGCCGGAGGTGGCAAGTCAAGCGCACTGCTCATGGCTGCGTTGCAGTACGTGGAGGTCCCCGGCTACTCGGCGCTGTTGTTTCGTCGCACGCTCGCCGACCTCACTCTGCCCGGCGCACTCATGGACCGATTCAAGGACTGGATCGGCCCGCACGACGAGATCGGCTGGAACGCCAACACCAACACGGCGACCTTCCCTTCTGGGGCGCGCATCAGTTTCGGATACCTCAACAACAAAGAGGACTACCTCCGCTACAAGGGCACGGAAGTCCAGTTTGTCGGAATGGACGAAGTCACCGAGATACGCGAGACCGACTACCGGTACCTGTTCTCTCGTTTGCGCCGACCCTCAAGTGGCCCACTCAGTCGTGTGCCGTTGCGGATGCGGGCGGCCTCGAACCCCGCTCCAAACTGGGTGCGCCAGCGCTTCATCATTGAAGGGCCATCTAAGGGCCGGATCTTTGTTCCGTCCAAACTGACCGATAATCCTGGCGTCGACGCCGAGTCCTATCGCCGAGCGCTCGCCGAACTTGATCCGGTGGAGCGCAAGCGCCTTGAGATGGGCGACTGGTGGGCTACGAGTCTTGGCTCCATGTTCAATCGCGAGGACGTGGTGGTCATTGACCCCATGGACGTGCCGGCGAACGTGGACCGGACAACTCGGGTCGTGCGCTTTTGGGACATGGCGGCAACCGAGCCGTCTGCGTCCAACCCCGATCCCGACTGGACTGTTGGCACACTGATGATGTTCCACGAGGGCATCGCCTACGTACTTGACGTACGTCGGGTACGGGTGCGCTCCGAGCGGGTTGAAGCCCTTATCGCCGAAACGGCCGCAGATGACGGCCCACTGGTGTCGGTCCGCATGGAGCAGGAGCCGGGTTCTTCGGGCAAGGCTCTGATTGACCAGTACGCCCGCTACGTGCTTCCTGGCTTTGACGTTCAGGGCATCCGAGCAACCGGTGACAAGGTCAGTCGAGCTCGCCCATTTGCCTCAGCAATGGCGAACGGCAACGTGCGCGTGGTGGCTGCCAGTTGGCTCAGCGATTGGCTTGACGAGTTCACATCGTTCCCGGAGTCATCGTTCCATGACGATCAGGTTGACTCCGCCGTTGGTGCGTTCACGTTCTTGACAGGACTTGGTATGCCTCAGAGAAAACGCGCTACGCTTATCGTCTGAGTCGGGTACAGTACGACTCAGTATCCTTACCTAGCCAACAACAGGAGGTCTGCGCCTATGCAGACGTCACAGCGTCCCGAACTCGAGGACGGCCTTCTTGCCCTTTACGAGGCCATCAATGGCCGACTGAAGGAAGGCGACATGGACAATGTCGCTGAGGCCTTGTTCTTCCTGAGTCGAATCAAACGCGAGATCACTGAACTCTTTGATCAAACCCAAGCGAAACTTGTCGATCTGATGGGCGACGAGCCCGAGATCACCAGTCGCAACGTCAACTACGAGAAGAAGCAAGGCGCTCCTCGTAAGTCTTGGAACCACAAGGATCTTGGACAACTGGTCGCTGATCGCATTGTGGACATGTCCATTGACATGGACACCGGTGAGGTCATGAAGTCAACCAACGAGATGCTCACCCAGATGCTTACCTACTGCGGAGTTTCGTACTGGCGAGTGAAGGAACTCAACAAGATCGGCATCAACGCTGACCGCTTCTGTGAAGTCGGCGAACCGAAGACATCAATCATCATCCACGCCAACGAGGAGTAGACATGGCAATCACACCACGACAAGAACCCGATTACGACAAGATCATGGCTGATCTCGCAGAGCCGTTCCCGCCGGAACTGCTCAAGGTCAACAAGGCTAAGGGCGGTCTTACGTACGTCCCGGTGGCCGAAGTCATCGCCCGACTCAACCGAGTCCTGGGCGTCACCGGATGGAACACTCAGGTGGTTGACACCTGGCGCGAACCCGATCACGCCGACTGGGTCCTTGCTCGCGTCAAGCTCACTGTGTACATCGGTGATCGCATCATTGAGCGCGAGGGCATCGGCGGCCAGCAGGTGAAGTACAGGAAGACCGGCGATGTCGTCGACCTCGGCGATGAGTACAAGGGTGCTGTCTCCGACGCCCTCAAGAAGGCAGCACAGAGCCTTGGCGTAGCCCTTGACCTTGCACGTTCCGAAGAGGCCCTTGCTTACGACGACGCGATCTACGAGTCGCTTCCCGCTGCCGAACCTTCCCCAAGTGCTGGATTGTTCGGAGTCCTGAAGGAGCATCTCGGCACCATGGATCCCAACGCTAAAGAGGCGTTCAAGGCGTGGTGGGCCGAGACTTTCCCCGATGAGCGTTCTCCTGGCACCGGCACCGACGTACAGCGCCTCAATGACGCCATTGCTCAGGCCGTGGCCATCAAACTTGGAGCCGATTCCGTCGGACCCGTCACTCGTGATGGTGAGCCGATGGAGGATGCCGCCTAATGCAGGTAACTGGCGAACCATGTCAGGCGCCGGCACACCTGTCGCCGTCGTCCATCGGCACGTGGCAACAGTGTCCACTCAAGTTCCGCTACGGCCGGATTGAGAAACTGCCCGAGCCGTCCACCGAAGCCCAACTCATGGGCAACTTTGTCCACGAAGTTCTTGAGCACTTCTACGAGAAGTCAACCGAAGAGCGCACTCAGGTAACGGCTCGCGCTCTTGCTGCGCAGCGCTGGGATGCCGAGTGGGCCGAGAAGGTTCAGGAACTCAACCTCTCACCCGAAGGATTACATCGCTTCCGCTGGCAATCGTGGTGGTGCATTGAAGCGCTGTGGGAACTCGAGGATCCTCAGGTCCTCCAGCCGGCAGCGGTCGAGCAGCGCCTCACGATGCAGGTCGATGAAGCGAAGGTGCTTGGCATCGTGGATCGCTACAACTACAACGAGCAGGGTCGTATTGTCGTGTCGGACTACAAGACTGGCAAGAAGCCGCGCCAGCGCTATGAAGCCGAGAAGCGCTTTCAGTTGCTCGTGTACACCGACATGCTTCAGCAGCATCTTGACGCTGAGGTTGCTGTCGCTGAACTGCTGTACCTGAAGGAAAAAGTGAAGTGGGCCATTGAACCCACGAAAACCGAACTGACGCGTATGCGTACTACTGTTGTACGAGTATGGAACGAGCTACAGCAGGCGTGCATTACCGGCACGTTTGAAGCCAAGCGTGGAATCCTCTGCGATTGGTGTAGCTACAAGACCTTCTGTCCTGCTTGGCAACACTCTTATGCTCCCTGATGAACCCTTCGCCAGACTCGTCGCTGATGACGTGAAGAACAAGGTCTCTGCCTCACAGGCGGAGTACCTTAGGCTTCCCGAGAATCGAGAGCGCTGGAGTCAGCACCTTCAGGCCCTTGTACGAAACCTCAACTCTCAACTTGAGGACCTCTCGGAACGGGAGCGACAGGAGATCGGTCGCTACGAGATGCTCGGAGCTGACGGGGTTCGCCTCATGGCGGAGATCCAAACCGAGCTCGAAGATCGCCGACGCAAGATCGGTCGTTTCCGCTTCTACGTCGAAGCGCGCCTTGACGAAGTTGACCGCCTTATCGCAGTGACCAGTGATGACCCGGTTGAGCAAGGGCGCTCCATTGACCTTGTCCGTTCGGCAATCATCCGCCACCGAGAGATCATTGTCGGCAACGACTTTGACTACAGCGAAGTTGACGAAGCGCTGTGGGCGACCCTCGAGGGCAAGTGGTTGTTTGACGACCTGGTCCTGGACTAGCCATGCGGCGCCAAACGAAGCGCCAAGTGATCAAGGTCGGCGTCGCAACGACTGACTGGTCAGGTTCCATAACCGACTCACGTGGCTGGCCGGCCCTCGGAGGCGCTGGTTGGGTTCGCTTTGGTCAACAGAAGCGTCACCTCAAGAACCATGTCGTCATCGGCAACCTCGCCGTGGTCGGTGGTCGCTTGGCCGTCTACACCCCCGATCAACGCCTTCATGCCGACTGTGACGTTGTAGTCCTTCAGCGATACATGGACGACTGGGTTCCCGAAGCAGTGGCCCGTGCCGTAGCCGGCGGCCAGATTGTGATCAACGATGTCGATGACTGGTTCTGGGGAATCCACCCCAAGAACCAAGCAGCCAAACTTGTTGATCCCGAACTGAACAAGACCTCCAACATTGATCACTACCGAGACACACTCAGTGCATCGACTGTCGTGACGTGCTCCACGCCGTTCTTGGCTGAACGCATTGGCGAGTTCGGCATTGAAACCAAAGTAATCCGAAACGGCGTTGCTACAACAATGTTTCGCGAGCGGCTCCACAAGACTGGACGCCCGATCATTGGATGGACCGGCTCAACAGCGCATCGCTCCGGCGACCTTGGCGTCTTTGCCAAAGTTGTTCCATTGATTGAAGGCAACTCGCGCTTTCATCACACCGGCTCGTATGAAAAGTACCCAGCATTCGCCAAGGAAATCGGCGTGCTGCCGGCGCGAGTGTCCACACTTCCGATGCTTGCCCCAGAGGACTATCCACTCGGATTGGCCTTCGACGTCGGTATCGTCCCATTGACTGACATCGAGTTCAACAAGGCCAAGAGCTACATCAAGGGTCTTGAATACGCAGCAGCGTCGATCCCGTTCATCGCATCTCCATCGCCCGAGTACGTGCATCTCCATAAAGAGACTGGCATCGGGCGGATTGCAGAAACCCCGCAAGAGTGGGCTGCACATCTCAACGAACTGCGAGACCCGGAACTGCGCACAAAGGAAGCCCGTCGATCACGGATGGCGGTTCGCGACAACGGCCTTGATGCCCTGGCTGCTGCGCGCTCATGGGATTCACTGTTTTGGGAGTTACACCAGTGAGGCATCGTTCCAAGAAGAAAGAAGCCGAGTACCGCCTGCGTCGCCCCTTGGTCGAGCGAATGCTCACCGAGCAGCCGTGGTGCCAGGCATGTCCAGTCTTTGCTGAACATGACGAGAAGGTCACTTACGTTCGCAACCGGTCCTGCGATGTACACGAACTGAAGCGCCGCAGCCAGGGTGGCTCGATCCTTGATGAGGACAACTGCATCACGGTGTGTCGGCCGTGTCACCGCCGGATCGGCAACTACCCACAACTTGCTGTTGATCTTGGTTTGGCCCGTTGGTCCTGGGAGGACTAGGAGTTTTGGGTGTCCATGGGGGAGTACGAACCAACTCGTTGGCTTAGACGCGCTGAGTGATTCCACTGAGAGGCCAGCGCTGCGCCGTCATCGGTGAGGTGTCCGCCCCCGTTGAGATAGCCGTCGGTGCGACTCGCAACCACCAGCGCATCGGCCACGTTGATGAGCTTGACGGCCAGGCCGCGGCGTCGGAACTCGTTGGCAACATAGATCTGTTCAATCGTCGCATCCGAACGACGCCACTTGATGGCGGCTACCTGATCGGCTGCGGTCTTGCCGGTCAGACGGAACTGGTCAGCGTCAAGCACTGTTCCGTCGGTGAAACGCTTGTCGGCAAATGCCATCAGAGCGGCGACGCCACCGATCATGTCGTTGTAGTTGATCAGTAGATACCAAAGACTTGGTGCCTTGGGCAGGTGGGCGTGGTCAACGTGAACCGTCAGGTGCTGACCATTGAGTGACACTCGGGAGAACGGATCCGCCCCCGTGGGTCTGACGTTGGACTCAATCGTGGATGGGTGGGGATGCTCGTCGGTCGCAAACGACTCGACTGCATTCCATCCGTCCATGAGTGAATCGGAACGCCAAAACCACAGGGTCGGGTAGTCCGGCATTAGACGTTCGGGCTTGACCCGGTGTAAGAGATGGCGATTGTCACCTTTGCTGCGGTGAGGTCGTAGGTCTCGAAGTCGCCACCGTCACTGCTCACGTAGAGCATGAGGTACTCATCGGGATCCATCTGTGCCACGTTGCCGACGTAGTCCGTGGTTGACCACCACGAGGCTTCTTCGACTGGGACTGAAACATTGCTGGTCCAGTCGCCCTGTCCGCAGTTGACGGTTGGCTTCTCGTTGTCACCGAAGAACGGGACGATGTCTTCGTAGTAGGCGGGGTCGTCGACGCCAACTGACTTGCGACCCTTCATGGCCCCAAGTTCCCAAATGCGGTCCCAGTCGGTTGCGTCGGGGCCTTCTCCGCGCATTTCACCGTTCACGGTGAACTTGACGCCGGTGACGATGACTTTCTGAGGAAATGAGACAAGGCAGTAGTAGTCACCACTGCCGTTCTCGTCAACGCCGTCAATGTCGACACTGAGAATGGAATCTGGAATGATGCCTGACATGGTCTCTCTTTCTGTTGGGAAGAACCAACTGACCAAGATAGAACTTGAATCATCCGTCTACCCGTAAGTTGTGAGTGTCAAACAATGTAGCCTGACGGTGTGATAACCGTCATTGGACTGGACCTTTCGCTCACTTCAACCGGCATCTGCGTTGATGGCGTTGCCGAGTCGCTCAGCAGTCAACTCAAGGGCGTAGAGCGATTGGCTGATCTTGCCGAGCAGGTCTGTGAACGCGTGAGTTCAACGCCCCATGCCGTCGTGTGCGTGGAGGGATACTCGTTCGGATCTCGCAACTCTCAGGCTCATGCCATTGGTGAGCTCGGGGGAGTGGTGAGGTACCGACTGTGGCAACTGGGCATACCTGTCGTGGACATCCCCCCGACGTGTCGGGCGAAGTTCGCTACCGGTCGAGGCAACGCCGGCAAGGACGAGGTGGTCTCGGCCATCTCGGCCCGCACCGGCATTGTCTGGGCAGGTAAAGGCGCCAATGACAGATGTGATGCGTGGATCCTTGAAGAGATGGGTCGCACCCATTTCAACTCCCAGCGCTACGACTGGCCTCAGGTGAATCTTTCCGCCATGGACAAGGTGGATTGGTCGCCCTTTACATCACAATAGCGACGGTCTACAGTCCGTCACATGGCAATGACCAACGGAGTTCAACGGTCACGTCCGATCTCGCAGGTAGATGTCGAAGAAGAAATCATTCGACTGCTGAATCTTCTTGAGGCGGAGACCGAAGCGTTTGAGGCCCTGGCCGAAGACGGTGCAAAGAAGGAAGCGAAGTACAAGGCGGAATGGGCAAAGGCCTACCTCTCGGCCACCGGCTCCATCAAAGAGCGCGAAGCGTGGTCCGACTACCAAATGGAAGACAAGGCGCTTGACTTCAAGATCGCCGAAGGACTCGTGAAGGCAAAGCGGGAGAAGTTGACTTCGTTGAGGACCTCCATAGATGCCCTGCGCACGTTGAACGCCAACGTCCGTAGTCAGGTGATGCCGTGAATGAGCGGGTTCACCCGAAGCTTGATCCGTTGATTGTCCCGGTCTCGTCGTTGCGCTATCTCGAGCCGAACCCGCGCAAGGGCAATGTGCTCGCGATCAAGGCCTCTCTTGAGCAGTTCGGTCAGCTCAAGCCGATCGTTACCAGGCTCAATGAAGACGGCACCGCCACGGTCCTAACCGGAAATCACACCCTGAAGGCAGCGGTTCTACTGGGGTGGGAGTACATCGCCGCAGTGGTTGACGAAAGCATGGATGACGCCCACGCGTCGGCTTTCTCATTGGTAGACAACCGAGTGAACGAGCTCGGCAGTGTCGACTCTGAGATCCTGTACGACGCGCTCATTGACGTGGTCGAAGTGATGCCTGAGATGTTTGACGCCGTGGGCTGGGACGACTTTGAGATCGCCTCCATTGCAGTGGGCGTTGAGAACGACGATGGCACTGTAGCCACTGGGCAGGCCGGCGGATACGTTGCCCCCGAGTTTGTTGGCCGCACCGGAGAGCCAACGGTCAAGCCAACCTTGGATTCCACCGACCCCGAAGGGCCTCGACTTGTCGCCCCATCCGGGACCGATGAACGCGCCGCCATCGTCGCCGGTGTGGGTGGAGCGATCTCTCAAAACCCGAACGCCAAGAAGGCCGCCGTCCAGTACACGCTTGTGTTTGATGACGCTGACCAAATGGGGCGCTGGTGGGAGTTTGTCCGCTTCCTTCGATCTTCCGAGGTCTATGTCGGCGAGACCATCTCCGAGCGACTCATGGACTTCATTGAAGCCCACAGCGACTTCTAGGAGTCATCGTGGAAGCCGATGTCGAACTGAAACGCACGCAAGACAATCGTGCGTGGTTCCTCAAAGTTGGCGATGAGGTCATCTTCTTGGAGTCCACGTCCGTGGGCGTTCGCTGCCCAGAGTGCGGCTATGTCGGTTGCCGTTGCGAGGACTGGTAGCAATCGGTCATACTGAGTTCTCTATCTAGTCCTAGTGAGTCAAGCATGAGTAAATCTGAAAAGTACGTCGCAGTTCTAATCTCACAACGCACAGCGGATGAGTTGACCAAGTACGTCGACTGTTACGCCCCTTTACTGAATGAGGTGGCCCTCGCCTGCACCCAGCCCTTCAAGGAGTCGGCTGAGGTCGACGAGATCAAGCGCCTGCGGGGAATCATTGATGAGCTCATCCCGTACCTGATCATTGACGTGCGCTCCGGCATCACCTTGGGGGAGCCGCCCCTGGGACACGATGACGACTGCTCCGACTGCGACTGGTACCGAGAGTCACTGGCGTGGAAGCAGCGCCTCAAGTCGGGCGAACTGGGATCGGTGTACAGGCTGTGACCCGCCAGCGCATGTTCTTGGACATGTCATGCGTCGATGCAGCCCGAGAGCGCATGCGCCACATCTACGACACCTTTGACACAGTGTGCGTGCAGTTCTCAGGCGGCAAAGACTCAACCGCCGTATTGCTGCTCGCCAAGGAGATCCACGACGAGCGCAACCTCGGCCCAGTCAAGGTCATCTTCCGAGACGAAGAGATGCTCAGTCCCATGGTCGAGGAATACCTGCTGTTCGTGCGCGAACTGCCGTGGGTTGACATGGAGTGGTTCTGCCTTCCCGTCGGACAGGAAGTCTGGGTGCTGGGTCGGCGCGAATACGTGCTGCTGTGGTCACCCGAGCGGGCCGCCGAGGGCCGACTTGTCCGAGAGATGCCGTCATGGGCAATCGGCGCCGAAGACTTCGGTCTTGACCCGGCAGAGCCGATCCCCGAGTCCATCGACTACTACACGATGGTCGGAAAGAAAGGCATGACGGCCTTCGTCACCGGCGTGCGGGCAAACGAGTCAATGATTCGTTACCGCTCCTGTGTGCAGAAGCTCCACGAGAACTACATCGTTCAGCCCTACCGGCTCAAGAAGTCCATTCCATTGCGGTTCGCCAAGCCGATCTACGACTGGACCACCAACGACGTGTTGCGCTTCGTGACCGTCGAACACGACTTCCCCGTCTGCGAGTACTACACCGTTGCTGCGATCAGTGGCTCCAATGCCCGAGTGGGTGTGCCGTTGCATTCAGTCGCGGCCCGACGCATCGGCGACGTTGTGGCAACCGAACCGGAGTTCTACGACCGCCTCTACGACTGCTTCCCACACATCGACGCCCAGCGCCGACTGTGGTCTCAAGTCAACGTGGACGCGTTGGTCGACTCCTACGCACTTGACGAATGGGACGGCGTTCGTCGCTGTATTGAGGACAACGTGTTGACCCCAGGATTGACCCAGGACGCAATGGCCTATGCCGCCGCCTTCCGAAAGAAGTGGGCCAACGATCCTTGGTCCTACCCCCTTGAGTGGCTGGTGCGAAACCTACTCCTGAATGACTTCTCAGTCACTTCAGTTACTCCCGTCGGCCCCAAGACGCGCGCCCACGCTCGCCGCATGGCCGCCGCCCAACAGATGGCTGACGCCAACACCCTCGACGCTTTGGACGACAACCGATGAACCCAATCGACACCCTCACCTACGTATCAACAGATGAACTCACACCGGCTCCATGGCGAGTGACATACACACTGAAGCCAGACATGATCACCATTGCCGAAAGCCTGCTTGCCAACGGGTGGATCCAGCCGATCGTCGCTCGTCACGACGGAACCATCATTGATGGTCATGCTCGAGTCTTCATAGCCTCAACCGACCCACGCCTAGACGGGTCAGTCGTCCCCGTGGTGCGCCTGAACGTGGACGATCCAACTGCGGTGGCTACACACATCCAACTCAATCGGGGCCGAGGCGGTGTGCAGGCAAAGCAACTGAGCCGAGCCATCAAACGACTCATCGCAGCCGGGTGGGACGACGAACGCATCTGCGCGTCACTACACATGGACTTTGAGGAGTTCGACCTGCTTGCCGACGGATCACTGATCAAGTCCAAGAAACTGGCAGAGCACAAGTGGTCACCCGCGTGGATTCCTGTCGAAGCACCGCCAGCCGGCAGCATTCAGGAGACCGTTCACATTGAGAGGCCACCCAACGGCGACCGCTGAGCATCTGCTGACTCAGTAGCACGAAGTGGTACCTTCGGGGTGTAGTTCGTCATGAACGAGGTCCTTTGAATGGCTATCCAGCGCCGCCGCCGAGATGTAGAACTCAGCCGTCGCGACCGACGTCGTCGTCGGCCTCGTCGCACTTCGGTGACCCCGAACGCAGAAGTTACTCCTGACATCACCCCAAACCGACCTGGCTCCACGCCGGCCACCCCAGAGCGTCGTCGCGGTTTCGCTCGACGCCTTGCCGATGCGCTTCGCCGAACCGGTCGACGCATCGCCGGCACCAGCAACGACGGCTAGGGCGGTCTAGCTCATGCTCGTTGACGCTGACGACCTGGCCACCTACATGGACCTTGGCCGGTTTACGAACCGCCAAGAGGCCAACGCCGACCTGATCCTTGAGGGCGTTCAGGCAGAAATCGCCTCATACCTGCGCCGACCGGTTGAACCGGAGGAGTTTCTGGAGGTCTACACGATCCCCGAGGACTACCTCTACATCTCCCCAAGCGCGTACTTCTACGATCGAACCCTTGACGTCACAGCCGACTCCATCGAGCGCATCGTGGAACCGCCTTACACGTTGCACCTACGCCAAAGCCCAGTGTCCGAGGTAGAGCAGGTCAGAGTCAAGGGTCGCGCTGCTGCCACATGGACGACACTGACCGCCGGCACGCAGTACGTGGCTAGCCGGTGGGGAATCGACATGTTTGCTGTTCAGGCTTTCGATCAGGTCGAGGTCACCTACACCGCCGGGCTTGAGGAACAGGCTCAGAAGTACATCCGTCTCCTGATCTTGCGCGTAGCAAGCCGAGAGATGCAGAACCTCACCGATGATGTGGTCGGCCTCAAGGATCTGAACACGCGAGAGGTCGCCGTCCAGGACGTCGGACTCACCGAACGCGACTTCATGGTGTTGAAGCGGTGGCGTAGGCGGCAGATCTAGCCATGACCTCCGTAGAGATTGACGTCGACATCTCCGAGGCCTTTTGGCACATTCGCGGCATCAAGGAGAAAATGGGCCACTACAAGCCCGTCTTTGAGATCGCACGCGAGTTCCTTGAAACAGCAAACGCCTCCAACTTCGCCAATCACGGCGTGTCGTCGGGCAAACCTTGGGCTCCTTACGGCACATGGTCGGCTCGCGCTGGGCAGCCGGTGACGATGGTGAGCAGGCGTGGCGGCAATCTGCTTGAGTCGCTGACCAACCTGCGCGGCATGCCCAACGAGATCAACGACTCCACGGCAACTTTCGGAACCAACATTCGCTACGCACAGTTCCACCAGTACGGAACTTCCAACATGCCGGCCCGTGAGATCGTGTTCGAGCCGGTTGGGTTCAAGAAGGCGCTCTCAGCAGTGACCGACACCTACCTCACCGGGCTGAACCCAAGCCTTGATGACCTGAAGGCGTCGTTCTGATGCAGCAGGGACCGTGGCTTGCCAAGAAGTACGTCACTGACTACCTCGCGTCTGATCTTCCGACGCGCCTGATTCAGCATCGCAACGAGTGGCAACTTGACTCCGAGCGGCTTCCCGACCCTGAGCTCTATGTCGCTTACGAGCCGGCCGGCCTCGAGGTTTGGCCGACGATCATCACGATCCAAATGGCAACATCGCAAATCGTTCGCACCGACTACGCCAACTGGACCACCGATCCGAACTATCGAGTCACCTACAACCTGCGCACCTACGTGTGGGTTCGGGGTGAAGGGCCAGAACAGACCACCGAGACCCGTGATCGACTTACGGCGGTGGTCCGAGCAAGCTTGCTTGATCATCCCGCCATGGCCGCCAACGACCCCGGCTTCTTTCCAACGGCAACATCCGAAGTGAGACTTGATGAAACGACGTTGCGTGAAGAGTATTCGGACCTCTCGTATGCGAAGGGCGATCGCGTGATCGCTGGAGCGTTCCTTGGCTACGAGTTCAGCCTCAATGAGCAGATTACGCGTCAGAAACTTGGCGATGTATCGGTTATTGGCATTGACATCCAGCAGGTTCCGTTGGGAGAGGACTTTACGTCGTAAAGTGGTGTACATGGCCAATGTCGCGCGTGTGTGGAATCCGTTGAGCCGACCCGTTCAGGTTTCGGTAAATGGTGTGATGGTTGCCGGACTCACTGAGTCCGATGTTGATCTTGACGATGTTGTTGCGGCTGCTGCGCTTACCGCAGGTGACATCGTTCTACTTGCGCCCACTAAGACTGTTTCGGTGGCAGAATCAGTGGAGCCACAACAGACTGAAGAAGTAGCGGTTCCCGCTGACTCTGATGAACCTGAAGAGGCACCCACCGAAGAGGAAGAGGCACCCGAGCCCGCTCCTCGCCCCCGTAAGAAGCCCGCTACCCAGGCGAAGGAGTCCTGATGCCAGGCGTAAATGTCACCACCGGCGTGCGAGTCGGCCCGACTGGGGTTGATGCTGCACCGGCATCGACCTTCTTCATCGTTGGTACCGCGGAACGTGGTCCCGTCGATGAGGCGATGACCGTCACCAGCATGAGCCAGTTTGAGGCCATCTATGGTGGGTTCTCCTCGAGCTTCACGCTGAACGACAATGTCCGCACCTACTTTGAGGAAGGTGGCACCCGTGCCATCGTTTCTCGAGTCGTTGGTGCTGATCCTGATGCCGCTTCGGTGGATGTCGTGGATGCCTCTGACGGCAACGTCCTCAGCCTCACCGCCGCTTCGCCGGGCGTGTGGGCCAACTCGGCAGCTTCGCCGGCAAAGGACGGCCTCAAGGTCATCGTTACCGCCGCTGGTGGGACCGGCTTCACCTTGGTGCTCACCTACAAGGGTGAGACCATCTTCTCTGGCGGGCCGTTCCTCAACGAAACGCTTATTGACGGATCAACCAAGTACGCCAAGCAGTTTGCGGCCGAGGCCATCAATGGTTCTGCTGCACTGACCCACTTCGTGTCGGCCGCCGTCGGGAACTCAGTTCTCAACGCTGCGGCAGACACTCTTGACTTCACTGGTGGCTCGGAAGGCGACTCCATCGTCGCTGCCGACTACGTCACCGGTCTTGACCTGTTCGACTACGACTTCGGCCCTGGTGCCGTCGCCGTTCCCGGCCAGGCCTCATCGACCATTTGGGAAGGCATTCGTGACCATGCGGTTGCGAATCGCCGCATCGCCCTGTGTGCGACGACCTCGACCCGCACCTCATCGCAGGCCATCGGCGATGCCGACGCCTACTGGGGTACGACCGCAGCGTCTCGCAACGAGGCTTCCTACATGGCGTTCTACTGGCCATGGGTCACCGTTCCCGACGGCTTCGGTGGAACCCGTGATCAGTCCCCCGAGGCGTTCGTGGCTGCGGCCCGAGCTCGGGCACACCTTCAGGGTGGCCCGTGGCGTCCCGGTGCGGGCGAGGTCTCCGCTTCTCGCTACGTCACCGGCCTTGTCACTCCTGTGACTAAGTCGACGGGCGACACGCTTGATGCCAGCCGGGTCAACGCCCTGCGAGTCATCGGCAACACGGTTCGTGTCTACGGCGCCCGCTCGGTGTCGTCGGACGAGACCAACTGGCGCTTCATCACCTACCGAGACACCCTCAACTTCATCACGGGTCGAGCCGAAGCGGCTCTTGAGCCACTGGTGTTCCGTCCGATTGACGGTCGAGGCAACCTCTTCGGTGAGATCGAAGCGATCCTGACCGGAATCATGGAGCCGATTCGTGCGGACGGCGGTGTGTACGAGGGCATTGACCCCGTCACCGGCAACCAGCTCGATGCCGGCTACTCGGTGAGCGCCGATTCGGCCAACAACCCGACCGCAGATCTCGCCAACGGTGTCGTCACCGCTGTCGTGGGTGCTCGCGTCTCGCCGGTTGCTGACCAAATCAACATCACCATCACCAAGTCGGCCCTCAACGCCATCGTCTGAGACAAGGGGTAACACGAAATGGCAAAGGTTTCCCAGCGGCAGATCGTAGCGGCGGTAAAGCCGTCTGCTTCGCAGCCGAACACCCGGCGCACACCGCCGGACTTCACGACTGGCGTTCGTCGCTACTTCGCTCAGGTGTCGGGCGGCGAGGTCCAGGCCTCGGTGGAGAAGGTCTACGACGGTGGTTCAACCACCCCGCAGGTCCTCCCCGCACCGATCGAGGTTGGCGACGTCACCGTCACCCGTCACTACGACCCCGATGTCGACGCACCACTGATCGCTGGGGCTCGCCCCCTCGTCGGCAAGGCGCGCTACGACGTTGCGGTGTTCACTCTTGACGCAGACAACCAGATCATCCAGGGCCGCACTCGGGTCTACCCGAGCACGCTGTTAGTGAACATCACCGAGCCAGAGGGCGATTCGTCCTCGGGTGGCCCGGCGACGTTCTCGATGACCTTCTCCTGTGAGAATGTCACCAACTCGGGCGGCTCGCTGATCTAACCCAGTCGGGTTCACAACTCAGTTTCTCGCTAGGGCGCTTCCTCAAAGGGGGCGCTCTTGCGCGTATACTGCGTTACATTCACCCCTAGTAACTCAGTAGATTGGAAACTGAAATGGATCTTGACTCGGTCTTCACCTTTGGTGACGACGGTGGCGATGACATCGCGATCACCAAGGACTTAGCCGATGGTGGCGACATCGTTATTGCCGGCGACGAACCCAGCCTCCTCGCTCAGCTCAAGAACGCCCTTGCCAAGGACGTTCGACGCACGGACATTCTTGTCGAGGTTCCTGAGCGCAAGAACATGATCATCCGATACTCGCCGAACATCACCCAGCACCAGATTCGTGCGTGGCGTCGCGGCTCGGGCGACAGTCGCAAAGAAGGCATGGATGCTGTGCGCTTTGCGTGCCACGTCCTGGCCAACACCTGTACCGGAATCCTTATCAATGGACAGGAAGTCACCGAGAACGGCGAACCAGTGACCTTCTCTCACGAGATTGTCATGCAGATGGTTGGCGCCACTCGAGTGTTTGATTGCGTTCGAGCCGTTTACGGTCTTGACCCTCACGTCGAAGCGGCAGCGTTGGCTGTCCTTGATGCTGCTGGATTCAATGACGACGTGGAGCAGGTGGACCCTACGAAAGTGTCGTAGACGACCTGATGGGCTCGCCGGACATTCAGACGGCGGCCCGGATGGGGGAGTTGTTCGGCCAAGATCCGATCACACTCCTTGACTGCGACAGGGTCACATGGTTGATCCGATTGGCCTGTGCTAAAGTCATAGCACGGGATCGTGAGGAGCAAGCCAAAAGGGCGAAGTCATAAGACACTGAGTCATGGCTGCGTTTCAGAACGCCCCGAGGAGGTGATCCCGTAGTGTCTGATGTCGTCATCAAGATTGAAGTCAATGACGCCGACGCGCAGGCAAAGCTCTCAAAGCTTGAAGCTCGCCTGCTTAGACTGAAGGCTGCGGGGGCCTCTACTGGGGACGCCTTTGATGGTCTCAGTGGTGACATTGACAACACCACGAACTCCTCGTCCAAGTTGAGTAAGTCTCTCAACGACAACGACAACCATCTCAGAAGACTGGCCAAGTCAACCGGTTACACCGAGAAGGAACTCAAGAGAATCGGCGGCCCATTCAAGATCTTCGGTCGGGTTCTCGGTGGAGTTGGCAAGTTTGCCAAGTACGCAGCAATCGAGTTCGGCGTGATGAGCATCGTTCTTGGGGGCCTGAAACTTGCCCTTATCGCCGGTGAGCTTGCAATCAAGGGCTGGAACATGGCCTTGCGCGCAAGTGCGGCCGGCGTGGGCGTTTTTATCGGTGGCGTCGCCACAGCGCTCGCTGCCATCAGGGAACTCAATAACGCTCGACTCACACCCTTCGCTCGGCAAGCAGGCCAGGTGGCGATGGATGGTCGCGTTGACCTTGTAGGTCCAGTTGGCGGGGTGATGGGAGACCGTCAGCTGGGCATGTTTGACGACAAGTCGCTCACCGGAGCGATCAGCGCTCAGTTGAGAGCCGGGCAGCAACTTGACGCTCAGTTCAGATCCACTCTTCAGGTCCTGGGCAACTTTGCCGTTGTGGCTGACGATCCGAACAAGGCCATCGCCGGACTCAGTGGTGCTTTCTCTAAGGCTCGGCAGGAAGGCAGTTTCACTGAGGACATCATCAAGAGCATCTCCGAGAGTTCGCCAGAACTGGCAAAGGCAATCACAGACTCTGGGATGGGGGTTGATGCCTTCACTCAAGCTCTTATTGACGGTCGGGTTGATGGACTTGAGGCCTTCACTGATGCCCTAGACGTAGTGAACAACACGCTGATGGGGAAGGCCAAGGGGGCCTTCCGTGCGCTCAAGGAGCAGCTCACCGAAGTCGGCCAACCACTGGTCGACGGCCTCAAGCCGGCCCTTACCGCAACCGAGCGACTCCTCTCCAACTTCTTATCATCGGTGACTCCGGTTATTCAGGACGTACTTGGCCGACTCTTCCCGCAACTTGCTGGATCCGGTGATTCCATCCTCGGCAAGGCACTAGACAAACTCGCCGTCTCAATCAATCAAAACCTCCCCAAACTGGAGGGGTTGATGGATCGCTTCAAGGGTGGTTGGAAGGCAGTCGAAGGATTCTTCTCCCGTCTTGCCGACGGCATGACGAACGCCAGTAGTGGCTTTGACACCCTCTACAACAACATTCTCAAGCCACTCGGTAGTGAAATCTGGAAGACCATCACTCACGCTGTCGAGGGATTCAACGACGTCATCAACGATACGTCCGGGGTAAGTGGCAACTTTGCCGACCGGATCTCAAAGATCTTCGATGGTGTGCGCAGTCTGATCGACGGCTTCAACGAGTTCCGAAAAGCCATTGCCCCATTGGTCGACGCCCTCTTGTCGCTTATGGGGGTCCTCGGCAAACTTCTTGAACTACCTGGCATCGGACTCCTTGCTGCAATGTTCGGAACAAGCGCAATCATCGGCGGAAAGGCACGCAAAGCGAATACTCGCGGGACAACCGGCAGTGCGAACGCCATGAACAACGTCGCCGGCTTCCTCAGCATGGGCATGTATAACCCACTCGGTACGCAGCGCACCAAGAATGCCCCTCAGTTTGTACAGGACTACCGGACCCTCAGGGGCATGGGTGATGTCAGTCGTCGCGAAGCAGCCGGAGTCATCGCTGGTTACGCAGCTGATGGCGTAAAGGCATCGGTCGGTACGGCCGTCAAGGCTGCCGCTCCGACTCTGTTGGCATTGGGCGGCTCACTTGTGGGTGGAGCGATCCTGAACAACGCCAAACCAAGTGATGCAGGCAGTCAGGTATTCGGGCAGGCCCTCTCCATGGGTGGTCTTGGAGCGAGCGTCGGATTCATGGCTGGAGGACCTGTCGGTGCAGCCATCGGCGGCGGCATTGGCCTGGCTGTCGGTGGCGTGACTGGCCTCTTCTCCGCTCGGGCGGCCAGGGACAAGGAGCTCAAGGAGGCACGGGCAAGCGGCGAAGACATGTCCACTGCCGGCATGAACCCGAACCGCCTGTTTGGCTCTGGTGGTGTAGTTGCTCAAATGAACAAGAATCGCGAAACCATCGCGATGCTCAATCAGTTTGACACCTTCATGACGCAACGCAAGGACCTGTCTACCTCCATTGACAGCAAGCTGGACGCGTTCTACACGGCAAACAAGGTTTCAGTTGACCGAGCGGGCTTGATGAACGAGGAACTGACTCAGGCGGAAAAGGATGCCAGTGTCGTCGCTGCGAATCGCGGATTCATTACCGACCTGAAGAACCTTGACCCCACGGCTCGAGCCGAGGCCATCAAGCGACTGAAGGATCTCAGCACTTTGCCAACTGAGATCAAAGATGAACTTGAAAGGTTCGCTTCCGTAGACGCGAACGTCGGCGGCATTGCCGAAAAGTTCGGCAACAGTGCTGATGAGATCAAGAAGTTCGCTGAGGGACTGGAAGAAGGAAACCTCAAGTTGGCTAAGGGCAAAGGGGTCCTTGAGAACAACTACCGAACGCTTTCTAACGTCCTCAATCTGACACAGGACGAGGCCGCCAACTTCGCCGACAACCTGGGCATCAACATGCTTGAAAGGCTCATCACCTTTGAGGATGTTCTAACCGGTCTTGGCTACGCGTTTGATGAGACAGGGCAGATTCTTGACGATGCCGCAAACAGGTCAGTGGCATCCACTCGACTTCTCAGTGGCGTAATGAAGAGCATCAATAAGGAACTAGATACTCTTCAAAAAGAAGAGGCCGTCGTCACCAGTCGCACCCAGTTCTTTGGAACCGGAGGCACAGCAGCACAGGTCGCTCAGAATGGTGCCGACTATTTCCAAAGCGTTCTTCAGAACGCAACTCAGCAATACATAGACAGCGCCCTTCAGGCAGAGAACGACCCAGCCGCAGTCAAGATGACATTCGAGCAGATGACGCAATCTGTCCTTGATCGCCTTGATGCCGACTTCGCGGCCGCCGGCAATGTCAGTGGCGCTGTTGCTGACCGCTTCCGTGCGAACCGAGCCACTGTTGGCGCCGAGTTGGAAAAGGCGAAAACGCAGTTCGGTCCTCGGATCCAGTACGACTCAGCATTTGCCAAAGATGCTCAGAGCATCCTCAACGCACAGATCGGTGGAGTGCTCACCAAATCCGGCGGCTTCCAAACTGCCGACGAGTTAGACGCCGCTGGGACAAGTGCCGCACTAGCAATGCGCGACGAGTTGAAAAAGAAGTACCCAAGCATGCAGTTTGATGAGGCAAACCTGAATGCGATGAAGCGGTTTGTACTTGCGGGTCTGCAAGATGGCACGCCGGCAATGACCAATGCGATGATTACTGGCGCCGACTATTTGGTTCAAAAACTTGCGACCACTCCGATCACGGTCATCACAAGGACAAGTGATCCGTTTGCCGCCAATCGTAAGGATCCCCTGACGGGAGAAATCCTTAGCGATGACGAGATCGCTAGACGTGCCGCCGCCGCTGCTGGCGGCAACGTCGCGCCCAAAAAAGACACCTCCACTCCCCGATACGGCAAGGTAGGAGACACCGCTTCAAGTCAGTTTGAGCGCACCCTCGGCAAGCACATGGCCTTCAACTCCGGCCTGGCCGGGAGTCGCACGATCACCTCGGGCCTGCGCAACTGGGGCCTTGGTTCACCGTCGTCGGATCACCGCTTCGGAAACGCCTACGACCTCACCGGCGACAACCTCGGCGCCTATGCAGAGTCGGTAAATGGATCAGGCGGCTTCGCTGAGTTCCACGGAGCAGCAGGTACTCGACACCTTCACGTTGTGCCGCCAGCCGGCGATACGGCAACCGCCATGGCTGGAGCCATGAGTGGGATGGTGAGTGGCGGATCCAACACCTACAACATCAGTGTTGTCGGAGGACCCGGCACCGACGAGGCCGAACTTGCCCGTCGTGTCATGGCCGAGATCGAGCGACGCGAACGTGATCGACAGGAGCGCCGCTGATGGCCATCTCTCAGATCTTCACTGGGGAGTTCAACTACACGGACTCACCCGATCGAATCCTGCGCTCACTCAACGGCGAGCAGTTTGCTCCCGGCGCTCTCTCTACCGCCGATGCCAACGTGCGACAGGTAACGATCCGCACCGTGCAGTCAATCAACTTCTTCGGCTCAACCCTTGTTCCATCGGTCACTTTCCCCCTTGCGCCGAACGATGTTTCGTTCTCCGACTTGGCGGACCGCTATGAAGAAATCGAACGTCCAGGGCGCGATCCACTGGTCTACAAGTCCGGTGCCCGCAACCCCAAGATGGAACTCCGACTTCTACTCACGGCCAATGACAACCGAGGCTCGGCGTCCATGGAGTTTGGACTTGTGTGGCTTCGATTGGTTGCTCGAGTTGACATCGACGTGATTCTGATCGGCATGGGACTGATGTCATCGTCGGCCCGATACCGGGTGACGGAACTCAGTGCTTCTGCGGTTCGACTCAATCCGAATCAGGAAATCACCGCCGCTGAAGTCAGTCTTTCGCTTGTTGAAGTACCCCAAGTGGTTCAGAGTCGAGCAACAGTGCCTGGAGCAACTGCCATCAAGGATGTTCCTGCGCCTGCTGGCGGCTTCCTGTCCGCTCAGGGTCGAACCGAGGCCGTACCTACCTACAGTCGCACTTCAAACGCCGTCACGACGTGGAGCGCCCTTCGGGAGCTCGGGTAATGGCTAGTGCGCAGACGATCGGAAATGTGATCGTTGAGACACCACAAGGTCTTGTCGACGTTGGCGAGTACTGCGCCGAAGGCGAGCTTGAGTGGTCAATGGACTCCGTGTCTCAGGTGACATTCAAGATCATTGATCGCGATCTCAAGATGCTGTCAAAGGGCTTCTTTACTCTTCGACAACTCGTCTACTTCGCGATCTCGGCCTGGGAGATCTCTGGGGTAGAGATCGGATCTCAAAATGGGATTGAGGCAGTCACGATTCAGTGTCGATCCCACAATGCGCAGCGATTGAAGTATGAGAAGGGAAATGCTCTCTTCACTGGTGGCAACGCCAGCTCATACGCCGCATCAAAGGCGCGCCAGTATGGAATGAGGCCTTTCGTTGAGAACAGCCCTCCGAAGGAGAACATCACCCAAAGTTCCAACCCCTTCTTCGAGGAATCCGTATGGGACGTTCTGCGGAAGAACGCAGGCGAGGACGACTACGTCCTCTTTGAGACCAACAACACCCTCTTCTACTGTTCCGAGCAGTTTCTTCTCGGGAAGTTTGCGGTAGTCGATTACTCGATGTTTGGCCCTGGGCAGTTTTTGTTCACGCCAATAAAGTGGCGACCAAACCCCGCTTGGGCTCCGCAGTATCAGAAGATCGCATCGCCTCAAGGACGTCCAGCGGTTTCGTTCGGAGCAAAGAGCAACGCATGGGTGGCTTATGCCCAAAGGGTCCTTATCGAGCGGGCCGGCAAGTTGATCTATGACCCACCCGGTGACTACGGACTCAGCACCCGTCAAGCGGTTGCCGACATCCAGTCCTTCTTCCGCACCGGAGGCGATTGGAACGTCATTGACTGGCGCACTTGGGGTGTTATTGACTTCTTCGCCAACTTCTATGAGCTCTTTCCTGACCGGTATGCAATGACATCCATTGACATCCCCAACGCACGCAAGAGTGAAGACGCCAAATGGTCTGCAACACTGGACCTTGAGTTGCCCTACACCGAGGGTTTCTATCTTCGTCCCGGCATGACACTGAGACTTGACGAAGTCCCCGAGTTCACCTGGTACTACTTGGTTCGATCGGTCAACGTCCGATTGGGGACCAACGAACCGGTGAGAATCTCGGCCTCAACCCCGAACTTGCCTCGAGACGATCTCCTCAAGGCCCTTGATCGTCTAGGTCGCATCAGCGCTTCGGGTGGCGGCTTCGCTACAGTTGCGGGTTAGTTCCTATGCCCATCAACCCGACTAGATCAGTCTCTACAGCATCTACACCAACCGGGATCTACCTCGGTCAGATTGTCGCGATCAGTAACGAGATCGGCCGGCTTGACGTCATGGTCAGACGACTGGCTGGCGATGCCGTGTTCCGAGGGGTTGATTACGTCGACTCTGGGTTCACCACAGCCCCCAAGGTGGGCGAGTTTGTCGCTGTCAGTTTCGTCGAAGGTCGCACCGAGAAGATCATCGTGCTCGGCCGGCTCCGGTCCGCGGTTGGTGATCCCGAAGTTGATCAAACCGGAGCCGAAGAAGGATCCATCCTGCTCCACGATGGAGCTCGCTGGTCCGTCGGTGAGGTAATCGGCACCGTCGGCAAGGTGGATGTCACTGTCGATGACGGCCAAATCGTCCTGACCCTGCCCCCCAACGTGAGCATCACCGGAGACCTTTTCGTCTCGGGAGATCTCACAGTCACCGGAACCACTACGACCGTTGATGCCGTCACGGTGGACGATCCCATCATCACCATTGGGGGCGAGTCTCCACTTGCTAGCGATGACAACCTTGATCGAGGCGTGCAGTTCTCTTGGCATACCGGCTCTGCTGCCCGTAGTGGGTTCTTCGGCTTCGATGACTCGAGTGGAAAGTTCACCTTCATCCCGAACGCCACCATCACTGGCAACGTCGTGTCGGGTACCAAGGGCACACTTGACGCCAACATTGAGTGGACTGACGTACTCAACAAACCGGACCCCGTCGTCACGGTAACCCTCACCGGCGACGTCACTGGGACCGCCAACACGACACTCACCGATCTGGCAAGCGGGACAGTCTCAGTGTCCACCACGATCGCAGCCAACTCCGTAGCCCTCGGAACGGATACCACCGGCAACTACGTAGCGTCGCTCGTAGCCGGAACAAACGTCACTTTGGCAAACAACTCCGGCGAAGGGGCCACTCCCTCAATCACGGTCAGTGGCACCCTCACCGACATCAACTCGATCTCGTCACCTGACTTCATCCAGTTTGACACCACGGCGACCGAGGCATCCACTGTTGGCAAACTCACTTGGAACGACACCGACGGAACACTTGACCTGGGCTTGAAGGGTGGAGTCAGCGTCCTCCAACTCGGTCAGGAGTCCCTTGTCCGTGTTCTGAACAACACTGGGTCAACATTGGCCAATGGTCAGGTCGTGCGCGTTGCTGGCTCACAGGGTCAGCGTCTGACCGTCGCTCTCGCAACGGCAGCGAGTGAAGCTGGGTCATCCAAGACCCTTGGTGTTGTCACGGAAACGATCGCGGACGGACACTCCGGCTTCGTGACCACCGAAGGCTTGGTCAGGGGCCTGAACACAAGTGCCCTCACCGAAGGTTCGCTGATCTGGCTGAGTACCACGGCTGGAGGAATGACGACGACCCGACCGACGGCACCCAATCACGGGGTCCTAGTCGGACTCTGCACACATCAAAGCAGTGGTACCTCTGGGTCAATCTTCGTAAAGGTTCAGAATGGGTTTGAACTTGAGGAGCTCCACGATGTCTCTCTAACTTCTCCCAGCTCCGGCCAGTTCCTGAAGTACAACGGATCACTTTGGGTCAATGACGCGATCGACCTTGCCACCGACACGGTGGGGGACTACATCGCCTCCATCACCGGTACTTCTAATCAAGTCACCGTTACGGGGTCTGGAGGGGAATCGGCTGCGGTCACTTTGTCCCTCCCACAAAGCATTGCAACCACGTCATCACCAACCTTTGCCGCCGTCACCACGACGGGAGTGGCTTCGGTCGGGGGGGACCTTGGCGTCACCGGCAACATCACCGTCACGGGCAACCTAACTGTCAACGGAACGACCACGACAGTCAACTCTACGACGGTCACCATTGACGACCCGATCCTTACCCTCGGCGGGGACACCGCCCCGACTGTCGATGACAACAAAGATCGCGGCATCGAGTTCCGGTACTACGACACTGCTGCCCGGATCGGGTTCTTCGGGTACGACGACTCGAGTGGCAAGTTCGCTTTCCTGCTCAATGCGACCAACACCTCCGAGGTCTTCTCGGGAACCAAGGCCGAGATTGACGCAACCGTCGACTGGTCCAACATCGCCTCCAAGCCTGATCCGGTGATAACGGTGACACTCACCGGGGACGTCACGGGTACAGCGAATGCGACTCTCACCGATCTTGCCAGTGGGACGGTCTCGGTGGCAACGACGATCACTGGCAACTCTGTGACCCTCGGGACCGACACGATTGGTGACTATGTAGCGACGCTCAGTGCCGGCACCGGCGTCTCGGTCAGTGGGTCAGGCACCGAGGGTCGAGCGGCGACTGTTGCGATTGGTCAGGATGTTGGAACGTCAGCGACACCCACGTTTGGTCGTCTCACACTGAGCCAAGCAACGGGTACCGCCCCGATGACGGTGAGCTCGACCACCGCAGTCACGAATCTCAACGCCGACCTTCTTGACGGCCAGCACGGATCTTGGTGGGTTCCAACCGGAGCCATCATGCAATACGCCATGTCCACGGCCCCGGCAGGCTGGCTGCTTTGCGACGGTTCGCCAAAGCTCAAGGCTGACTATCCAGATCTGTGGGCATTGCTCGGAAACACTTACGGCACATCAAACACCACTCAGTTCTACCTCCCTGACCTTCGAGGCCGAGTCGCCGTTGGCCTTGACAACATGGGCGGTACTGATGCCGATCGACTCGGTGTCACCAATGTCCTGGGTGGGTCTGGGGGAGTCCAAACGGTCACACTTGCCGACACACAGATCCCCACCCATACCCACAGCAACGCCCTGGGTGGTACCACGACGTTCGCCACCAGCGGCCACAGTCACTACGAAGGAAACCTTCGAGCCGCCATCGGTGCTGCCAATGGTGATGCGGTGACCATAGCGTATGTCGCTGAATCAACCTCAGTGGTCGCATCAGGGCGCGGCCCGTCTTCAGTAAGCTCCTACATCGTTTCTGGGGCATCGTTCTACAACGGAGCGTTTGGTCCTCTAGCGTTCAACCATCACACACGCGTCTACGGGCAAACTGACTCGGTTGTATCTGGGGGTACTGCCACGGTGACCTTGACTAATGGCGGTACGACCGGCGGGGGAGGCTCTCATGACAACATGCAGCCCTACCTGCTGACCTGCTACATCATCAAGACCTAGGCCCATTCCTGAGTCACCTGAATACAGTAGTAGTACATGGCAACCCGCTGATCTGTGCTAGATGGGTGTTGCTTCGTGGAAGAATGGGCCTGTGGACGTACTAGCTTTCCCTTTCCGTTTCAATACGGATGGCACTCCCGTCAAGGTAGTTCAGGACTCTGAGGCGCATCATGCCCAGCAGTTGGCCGCGCTTGTTCGCACTATGCCGGGAGAACTTCCACTGGCTCCTCAGTACGGCGTTCCTGATCCAACCTTTGACGGTCTTGATCCTGGCGCAATCGCGGCAGCAGCAGCGCTATTTCATCCGACGATCGTTATCAACGACATAGCAATCTACGCCACTCGAACCGGCCGCATAGCGGTTCAAGTTGACTTCGGTACCCAAGGCTCGGTGACCCAATGACCTCTCCTGATGTCCGCTCCTATGTTGATCTGACCCTGTTTGACGCGAGCAGTCAGGCAATCCTCCAAAAGGCCCTTGACTACGCCATCGTTGCCCTGCCCGAGTACGAGCCACGGGAAGGGTCCATCGAGACAACGATGCTCGAGTCCATGGCCCTTGAGGTTCAAGAGGCCATCTACGCCATCAACCGACTTCCTGGTGCCGTCACCGAGGTCCTTCTACGTCTCCTTGACATCGAGCGCTCCGATGGTGTGCGAGCAACGGCCGTGGTGCGTTTCACCGGTCAGACCACAGCCGGGTTCACGGCCCCGGTTGGAACTCGCCTGATCTACCAGCCCGACTCCATCTCCGACTTTCTTCTACTTGAGACAACCGAAGCAGCCACCGGCACTCATGCCAAGCCTATTCAGTCGGCAACTCGGGCCTCCACGACACTGACTGTTGTGACCACGACTCGACATGGACTCTCAACTGGAGATCAGGTCTCAATCTCAGGAGCAGGAGACGCCCTGCTCAACTTGTCCAATCAGACCATCGCCGTCGTGGACGCTACGACTTTCACCATTACCGTGAGCTCGTCGGGTAGCGCTTCTGCCACCACTGGCACGGTGACTCCTGCCCTCACCATCCCAGCGACAGGGTTTGCTGCTGTCCGGGCCACGACAACAACTGGGGCCTTCAATGGTCTTGCTGGTGGAACGTCACTCAGTCTCTTGTCAATCGTGTCTCAGGTCGATGCGGCAGAACTTGAGACTCAACTACTTGGTGGATCTGAACCCGAAGACGATTCCGAGTACTTCACTCGCGCATCAGCAACACTCAGTCGCCTTTCCACGTCATTGGCTACAGCAACACAGGTCGGGCAATACGTCGCGGAATCCGGCCGCTATCCCGACGTTTATCGAGTGCTTGCCGTTGACAACACTGATGGCGTTCGCGTGGGCGATCTTGCCGGCTCGATCATGGTTGCTGTTGCTCCAATCGACGCCACTCCCCAAAACCTCAGTACGGGCACCGGAGATGGCTCACTGACAAGCGATGACATTGGGTATGGCACAAAGGACGAGGTTTACGACGGCATCGCCGAGCGACTGAACGCTTCGCTTGACGTGACCGTGGTTGACCCAGCAATCGTCACGGTTCAGGTGGACACCACCGTCAAACTTCCCGACGGGTTGTCGGCTGAGTCGGTTCAGGCAGCTTGCGAAGACACACTCGCCGGCTACCTCTCGCCCAATACTTGGCCATGGACTGACACTGTCCGAGCCAACGAGGTTGCCTACGCTCTGCGTCAGACGACCGTGACAAGCGGAACCGTTGTTCAGCCTGCGTGTGAATACGTGGAGTCACTGACACTTACGCCAACGAACGCCTTCGTCTCGTCCGACAGTCAGCGATTCGAGATTGATGAGGTGAGGCGCACTGGCACGACCTGCCAGGTGAACCTCTCGGCGAATCACGGCATCACCTTTGACGCTTCGGCGGGCGAAACCCTTTGGCTGAAAGTCGGCGGCACCACGACCTCTAGCGGAGCTTTCAATACGGCGACGATTGTCTTGGCGACCCTTGCTGACACGGACCGCTTCACCTATACGCAAGGCTCAGGGCTAATCAACCCGACCCCCGATAGTGGCTATGTCTTGCCAATCAAGCGGACCGCCGGAGGCGACTTGGTGATCTACGACCCGGCCGTGCTGGTCCTCAGTGACTCTCACGACATCACTACGGCGTAGGCCATGCACAGCGGAAACCTTCTTGACGGCAACACCTCACGCTTCACCTCGACCCTGCTTCAGAACGTCGGCAACTGGGTCGGTGTCACCAACTGCACCCTGAGTCGTACGACGAAGCGATTCCACACTGGCATTGCGTCGGCACTTATCGCCCATGATGGCGTTGGTACCACAATGTCGGCGGAGTCCGGTGAAGCCGCAATGATGACCCTTGCACCGGTCACGGCACAGCACGCCCACAGTGGCGATGACGTCTTTCGCGCCATTTTGTGGTTTCACCATGAAGTACCGAACCGAGAGGTTCGTGTAGGAATCCAGTTCTACGACATCACTCTTGACCCGATCAACTATACGTCCGCCCATTATCAAGATGTTCCCATGGGCTTCGGGGAATGGACACTTGCCGTTGTCGACGTCGTGGTCCCAGTTGATGCCGAGTTTGGCTCGGTCCGAGTTGATCTTGTCGACATTGACACATCAAGCGACCTTGACGGGCTTGTGTGGATTGACGACGTGGCGCTACTCGAGCGGGTGGAGATCTCCGAAGAGGCCTTCGTTGGAAGAGTCTCTCGCTGGATTCCGGCCTACATGCTTGAAGACGATGCGGCACAGTCAAACCCGGTGAACCCCCTGCTCAGCTTCCTTGACGTAGCGGGCGTGCAACTCTCCGAGATTCAGGAACTCATCCCAGCGTTCGGTTACGAACGAGTCGGCAATCCCCTTTACCCCACTGCCACCTCCTCACTCGTTGACCCCTCAGACTTTCCTGAAGGCGGCACAAAGGCCGAATGGCTTTCTTGGATCGCTCAACTTGTCGGTCTACGACCAGGTGCAATCACCGAGAATCTTGATGGTGGTGCGTGGGACATCCTTGATTCGGACTATCCAACTTGGGCCGACTGGGAAGACACGCTAAACGGGGATGAACTCCCCGCTGCCGTTGCCGCCACGTCCGCAAGCCGGACATCGGGAACGGTTGAGGTTATCAAGGCAAATCACGGCCTTGTTGCTGGAGACGTCGTGAGTGTTACGGGTGCATCCCCGACCACATTCAGGGGTTTTTACGAGGTTGAGACAGCGTCGACAAACGCCTTTTACTACTCGCAGTCTTACGTCATCCAGTCACTCATCCGAGTTGGCACAACCGTCACGATCGTATGTGGTCGTCCTCATGGGCTTAGCATCGGGTCCTCCGTGATCGTGGCAGGAACGGGTGTGACTGCCGCCGACGGAACCTTTAGCGTTACTGGCGTTTCGGAGTCGGACTCAGGTAAATCCGGCATTGACACCCTGACCTACACGACCGTTAGTTCGGGTGCTCTACTTTCCTACACGGGTACCGTCTACCCTGCCAACGGATCTGCCACGGGCCTGAACTATCAAGTGGCTTCGGACCTGTCCTGGCGTGACGCTGAAGGTGTGAGTTTCTACTCCCTGACCCGAGCGCAGTCGCTAGCCGAGTTCATTCGCACGGGTGCTTCTGGCGTTTGGGCTGGCACCGAGGAAGGCCTGAAGCGAGCTGCTCGCATCCCATTGAGCGGCTTTGACGAGCGTTGCAGCGTCGAGCGCAATGATGGAACATTGACCATGACCCTTGAAACGACCGTCTCGGCGGAAGTGGGGGACTGGATCGAGGTCTACGGCTCGGCGGAATCAAGCGTGAACCGCAACTACCTGATTGACTCAATCTCCACCGATCGCGGCGTTTCAATCATCACGGCCAGCAGTGGCGGTTCATACGTGGATCCCACACTTGGGTTCGTCACCAACCGACGGGTGGAAGTCGAGCGCAGTGCGTGGGTCGGTGTGATCTCGCAGATCAGTGTCACGAGCAACATCTGTAGCGTCTCGGTCTCGAATCGAGTCCCCCTACTCAACCCATCGGGCGACGTCACCATCACTGGCACAGGAAACGTGGTCCTTGACGCAACACACTCGCCGGTCTCAATCACACTGGCACCGGAACGGGATTCGTTTACGTTTCCCCTGACCACCCCGAACATCACCCTGTTCATCCCGACAGCAGGCAGAGTGAAACTTGAAGCCGACCGAAACTGCTTTGTGATCTCGACGTTGGCTGCTCAAACTTCCCGCAGTGACGTTGTTTCCGAGTACGCACAGTTCGCCAAGCCCGCAGGCAGTGTTGTCACTCATGAGTTCTACACCGGCCCCTAGTAGCCAGTCGGACTGACCCTTGCTTCCTGCAAACGATCTATACCGAACACAGGGACATCTCGGCAAGGAAACCTTTGAGAATCAACACTTTCAGCCAGTGACAGGTAGAGGTCTGACGGCTACTCGTGCGGTTACACTTGACAAGGGAGGTCAGCGTAATGGCAGTGACTCGTAGCCCACGGTTCCGTCTTCACCGTTGGGACTCAGGCGCAGACCCGTTCAATCGCGCCCAGAACGACACCGACAATCTTCAGGTAGAAACCCTCGGAGCCGTCTTCCGTCAGGGACCAAGTGCCGACATTGGCGATCCTACTGCCGCGGCCTATGCCCGTTCTTTCTACTTTGACACCACAGTGTCAGTCCTCTACTTCAGTGATGGCACCAACTGGGTCAGCCTGAACGATGCTGGTGAGACGGGAGACATTCAGCCCCTGACTATCGGCGGAAGTTCCTCCGCTGGATCGGTATCGGCACCTGCAAGTGGCATCAAGACTGTCGAGTTCGCTCTCGCCAACCACGTTCACGGACTCCCGGCTCCGAGTACACCATCTGACACAGGAACGACCAACTTGGCCGGCTCCGCTCTGACCCCTGCTCGCTCCGACCATGTTCATGCCATCGGGTCAAACTCAATCAACTCTTCCGGCAACTTTGCCGCCGGCGTGGTTGATACAGCCGCACTCGGCTCAAGTGCAGTCACTACAGCGAAGATCGCCGACTCCAATGTCACGACAGCGAAGGTTGCCGATTCAGCAATCACTACGGCAAAGGTCAACGACGGAGCCATCACCGGTCCAAAGTTGGCAGCCTCAGTTGCCGGGTCTGGCCTCGTTCGGAACGTCTCAACCAGCGTCCTTGACGTAAACGTCGACGGATCAACCATCACCATCGCTTCCGACACGCTGGGGATCCCGACCGCAGGAGTCGGTGCCACTCAACTCGCAAGCAGCGCTGTCACCACAGCCAAGATTGCCGACTCTGCGATTACAACTGCGAAGGTGGCGGACGCATCGGTCACCGGAGCCAAGTTGGCTTCGGCTGTAGCCGGCTCCGGTCTTACACAGAATGTCAGTGGCAATCTCGATGTGAATGCGGATGGCACGACCATCTCAATCACCACCGACGCTCTTGGCGTCGTCGCAGGTGGCATCGGAACCACACAGCTTGCCAACAGTGCTGTCACTACAGCGAAGATCAATGATGGCGCGATTACCGGTGCGAAGATCGCCTCGGCCACGATTACTGCCGACAAGTTCGCCACTGGAGCAATCTCCGGTGGGGCACTTGATGACGGAGCCGTAATCACCCAGAAGCTTGCCGATAGTGCTGTGACTGCGGCAAAGATCGCGAGCAACGCCGTCACCACGGTGAAGATCAACGACGCTGCTGTAACTCCGGCGAAACTCGCCTCAAGTACCGCCGGGTCCGGTCTTACTCAGAACGTAACCACCAAGGCCCTCGATCTAGTCGCTGATGGCACAACAGTTGCGGTCACCGCAGGGAGCCTCAGCATCGTTACTGGCGGCGTCGGAGCCACCCAGTTGGCCAACAATGCGGTAACTGCGGCCAAGATTGCCACCTCCGCCCTTTCTGGCACGGGTGCGATAACTGGCGGTGCCGGCACATCCCTTGCGGTCGCTGTCGACAACACCGGAATCGAGATAAACACCAACGCCTTGAGACTCAAGGACAGTGGTGTTACTTCAGCGAAGATCGCGTCTGGAGCGGTTGGAGCAACGGCCCTGGCGAGCAATGCCGTGACCACGGTGAAGATTACCGACGCGGCCGTCACTGGCGTGAAACTGGCGGCGGCCGTCGCTGGCGTAGGCCTCACTCAGAACGTAAGTGGAAATCTGGACGTCAGTACCAGTTCAACCATTGCAGCAAACGCATCCAATCAACTCGCCATCGTTGACAGCTCGGTCGGAACCACTCAACTCACCGACTCCGGCGTGACCACCGCGAAAATCAACAACGGTGCCGTAACGGCCGCAAAGTTGGCAACCGATTCGGTTGGAGCCAGTCAGATCGCTGCTGCGGTTGCCGGTGCTGGACTCTCAAAGAACGGCACGACCGGCGTCCTTGACGTCAACGTCGGTGGGCCGATCTCCATTTCGTCCGATGCGATCACCATCGCTGCCGAGGCGATTACCTCGACTTACATCGGTCCAGGCGCCGTCACGTCGACTGGCTTGGCTTCTGAGGCCGTCGGTACGGCCAAGGTCGCCGACGGCGCCATCACGGGACCGAAGATCGCCAGCAGTGTTGCCGGTACCGGCCTGTCTCGCAACGTCAGCACCGGCGTCCTGAGTGTTGCTGTCGACGGTTCAACGATCTCCACCTCGGGCGGGTCCCTCATTGTTGCTTCGGGTGGCATTGGCACCACTCAACTTGCCAACAGCGCCGTTATCGGCTCCAAGTCGGGAGCGGGCGTGTATCGCAACGCCACGAACGCTGACACTGGTGGTTCGATTCGCTACTCCACGTCGGCACCTTCCGGTACCGCCGCCAACGGGGACATCTGGCTGAGGTACTCCTAATGCCGGCGCACGTTTGGGCCGATGGCGCTTGGCGATCCCTAAACGACATTCAGGTAGGTATAGGTGGTGCCTACCGGCGAGTTGACACCGCCTACGTTTGGAATGACGGAGCCTGGAGAACGGCGTTCCAGTACGACGTCACTGGCCCTAGTGGTGTTTACAACCTCAGTGCCACTTGGTCCAACACGTCTGGTGAGTTGGCCTATGTCCAGTGGAACCAGCCTGGCGATGCCGACCTTGCGTATACCGATCTCTACGGTGATCGAGGCGGCGGTTGGGTCTATCTTGGGCGTTTCACTCAAGGTCCGAATGTGACATGCGCGTACGCCGACTATTCCCTCTCGTTCTCGACCGTCTCTCTTGCTGGCTATGTGGCACAAACAACTCCAGTTCACACCTACCTGCTTCGCCCGTTTGATGTACGCGGAAATCAGGGCACCGATGTCACTGTGCAGACTCGAGGGATCGGCGACTCGGTTGTTCGGGGAATGGTCAAGAGTCCAACGGTCATGAACCCTTCAGGTTCGGGAACGTGGTCATCGGACGGTTATTGGCGAACCGACAGCAACCAAGTACTTCAGGGGCGTAACAACTTCGGACGTCATTTCGGTCACTGGTTCTACGACAACACCGTTCCATGGCGTTTCAACGTCTCGAGCGCAGACATAATCACTCGGCGTATCGCCAACGCTGGTTACGCTCAGGAGCGAGCACTTGGACTCCGGCTCTCTAACGCCACGGCGGCCTTTCCCTTTGTGGGCGCCGACCCAACTGGTCAGATCGTGACCGGAAGGGTCGACTCTGGAGCCTACGCCTGGAACGAGTCGGAGTGGACTTACCTGCCAGCCGACTGGGCGGCTGACTTGATCTCGAGTACTGGCATTGACCGCAACTCCATAGTCATTGACACCGAAGAGGGTTCAGTCACGGGCTATGGGTTCTCCTTCAACTATGCCCGCTTTGAGGGTCAAGGCTATGACATTGCCTTTGGTGTTAGTTCGGGTGCGATCCGCGTCTACCACACTGGCTGATCGCTTTCTCAAAGCCGTATAGGGCGTTCACTATCCTTCTATGTCGTGACCGACACCAACCGGCAGCAAGAGAACATCGTCTTTGCTGTAACAGCCAAGACCATGAATCACTTCATGTGGTTCACTGCCGTCAAGTGTGCCGTGGGGGCCGTTGTGCTTGTGGCGGTCTTTGGATGGGGGACACTTCCGATCGCCATACCAGGGCTCTTTGCTTCCCTTCTTGTCGCCCGCCATTGGCGCCGGCCGCTTCGCAGTTTCCCAGCCGCCCTTTGGCTCAGTTCTGTCTTTTGGCTTGCTGCCGCCCTGGTCCTAGCTATCACTATTGCGAATCCCGCAGAATGGGCCGGCGTGGTTTCCCTCGTGGCCATCGGACTGTGGGACATGGGTGCTGCCGCTCTTGACGTTCGGGAGTAGCCCATGGAACTTGCACTACTCAGTGCCGTCTCCGCTGTAGTCGTCGCGGTTATCACCGGGATCTTTGCTTTTCGGGGCAAGCGCGGCGAGAACCATGTCAACGAGGTCGGAACCATCTTTGACGGGTATCAGGGCATGGTTGGCTCACTTCAAAGTGAGGTCACCCGTCAGAGCGGTGAGATAAAGGAACTTCGCAAGATGCAGGATGACTGCGAGGCCCACAACGACGCTCTCGAGGCCGAGATCTCGGTTCTGCGAGAGACCGTCGAGGGCTTGGAGCGAGCAATCCATAGCTCTGACCGCTAACGGTGAGAATGTAGGACATCGTCTAAAATGGCAGTATGAACGGAACAACTGCCCAAACGGTCGATCAGGTGACGAAGGGTGGCCTTGCCGCTTTCATCAACTACCTGCTTGTCAAGGCCGGCATGGATCCTGAGCTCGTCGTGATCATCTTCCCGTCGATCCTTGTCGTGCTGGCATGGCTCAGCACCAAGATCGGTGATCCTCAGATCGCGTCTTTTCTCGGTCTTCGTTCGGACTCATCGGCCTCGGAAAACAGCGAAGCAACCCCTGACGCCTGACCTCTCACGATGGCCCTCGGAACTTGAGGTGGCCCACTTGAGCGACGACATCGGTTTCGTCTAACTAAACCAAACCGGACATCTTGAGCAGATGGGGAAGTCACACTGTCTAGGGGTGGCGTAGTTGTACGATTACCCCTAGGAGAAGCGACATGGCTGCTGGTGTGTACAACTTCGTCTGTGAACAGGGAGCGACCTTTGAGAAGGTCCTGACCCTACGCGACGCCGATCAAGAGCTCTACGACTTCACCGGTTGCACGGCCCGCATGCAGGTTCGCAAGGACGCCAAGGCCACTGATGTCCTCATCTCCCTGACGACAAGCAACGGCCGATTGACGCTTGGGGGAGAAGCAGGGACGATCACGTTTCTCATCTCCGCAGCCGACACATCCGCCATTGCCCGAGAAGGCATCTACGACCTTGAGGTGGAGACTGCCGGTGGCCACGTCTACCGCTTGCTCAAGGGGAGGTTCGACCTTGATCCAGAGGTGACCCGATGAGCGATGTGGAGCCGATCTCGGTCATCGAGGTCGTCGCCGACGGACCCAACGAGGTCACCGTCGAGGAGATCCGCAATACCGTCACCGTTGTCGAGGAGTCCCCCAATCAGGTCTTCGTTTCAACTGTCGGACTACAAGGACCTCCTGGTCCTCCCGGCGATGAGGGGCCAGCGGGAGAAGGTGTGCCTGTTGGTGGAAACACCGATCAACTCCTCGCCAAGGCCAGTGACGACGATTACGACACCACCTGGACCTCGAGTGTCCGCATCGAGTCGGTAACGCTTGCTGATGGCTCTGCGGCCTATGCCACCGATCTGATTACAGCGACCACCTCGTCAACTCAGGCCAATCAGATTCTTGACGTCGCCGAGGGCCAGTCGGTCAAGTACCTGATCCGAGCCAGCGATGGCGTTTCCGCTCAAACGACGGAGATACTGGCCAGTGTTTGCAGTGGCAACGTGTATTTCGTGGAGTATGGAACTATTGCAGTAAATGGGACTTTGGCTTCATTTGATGTCACGAACCCTGAGGCCGGGGTTACCCTTAGCGTCACACCTACCACTGGTACTCTTATCACGTACAGGGTCGTGAAACACGTGATTTCGGGGTGATGTAGTGGCAAGAGTGAAGTTCAATGTCAACGGATCTGGCGTTGATGCTGAGGGCAAGGTCATTGCGGCGGGCCAAAGTGGCACCGAAGCCAACCTTCTGCTCTCTTCCATCGCCGCGCCCGGTACTGCTGTCTCCGGTGACCTCTGGAACGAATCTGGCGTTCTCAAGTTCTACAACGGCGCCACGACCAAGACGATCGCTTTCACCGACTCCAGCATTACTGGGTCAGCCGCCAGCCTGACGACCTCTCGCACCATCAGCCTTGGTGGAGACCTTTCCGGCTCGGCATCCTTCAACGGCACTTCCGACATCACAATCACCGCCACGATCGCTGCGGATTCGATTGCCCTCGGCACGGACACGACTGGCGACTACGTCGCGACCATTGGCGGCACCGCCAATCAGGTCACAGTTGCCGGCGCCGGTACCGAAGGCCGTGGCGTCACCCTCTCACTGCCGCAGGACATCGCCACCTCAAGCGCCGTCAGCTTCGGCTCGGTCACGACCTCTGGTGATGTTGCGGTCAACGGTGGCGACATCACGACCACGGCGACCACGGCGACGATCTTCAACGCCAACGCCACAACACTCAGCATTGGCAACGCAGCCACCACGCTCAGCATCGGCGCAACGACCGGTACGACGACTGTTGAGAACAGCCTCATCGTCGACGGCGACCTCACGGTCAATGGCACGACGACAACGGTCAACTCCACGACCATCACGACTGACGACGTCGTCATCACCCTTGGCGGCGACACTGCCCCAGTGGCCGACGACAACAAGGACCGTGGCGTCGAGTTCCGCTACCACAACGGCAGTGCGGCCAAGGTCGGCTTCTTCGGTTACGACGACTCCACCGGCAAGTTCACCTTCATCCCCGACGCCACGAACTCCTCCGAGGTCTTCAGTGGCACCAAGGGAACCATTGACGTTGGCTCGGTCGAAGCCTCCACACTGTTCGTGGACTCCATCGAGATTGACACCACTGGTGCGAGCTCGGCCCAGGTGCTGGCCTACGACGGCACCAAGTTCGCTCCAACGACACTCGTAGCGGCATCGGTCTTCAACACCTTCTCCGTATCCGGTCAGAGCGACGTCGTCGCCGACTCGGCCACTGACACGCTGACCCTTGTTGCTGGCACTGGCGTCACCATCACGACGAACGCCACAACCGACACGATCACGATCACCAACGACGGCGTCACAAGCCTCACCGGGACCGCCAACGAGATTGTGGTGTCCGGCTCGAGTGGCGCAGTCACTCTGTCGCTCCCCGACACGATCAACGCCAACACGACCGGTTCAGCCGCCACCCTCACGACGTCTCGCACGATCAGCCTTGGTGGGGATCTTTCTGGCAGTGCATCGTTCAACGGCTCGGCAGACATCACGATCACGGCGACCATCGCTGCGGACTCCGTCGCCCTCGGCACCGATACGACCGGTAACTTCGTCGCCGGCATCACCGGCACGGCCAATCAGGTCAGTGTCTCCGGCTCTGGTTCTGAGAACGCTGCGGTCACCCTCAGCCTCCCCCAGGACATCGCCACCAGCTCTGCCCCGACCTTCGCTGCGCTCAATGTCAGTGATGGATCGACTTCTGCTCAGACCGACTTTGACTCGACCACCACGACGTCGACCTCAACTGCTTCCATCAAGAGCGTCACCGCATCCTCGTATCGCTCGATGCGCTACACGATTCAGGCGACACAAGGAACGAACTACATGGTCACCGAGATCCTTGCTGTCCACAACGGCACCTCGGTGAACTACACCGAGTACGGCACGATCGTGATCGGAACCGCTCCAGCATCGTTTGACGTGGACATTGACTCAGGAAGTCTTCGACTGCTTACCACCCCGGCTACGGCAAACTCCACGACATTCCGAGTTCACAGCGTCGCCCTGGCCGCTTAGTAGGATTGGCCCATGGGCTCCCGGCAAAACTTCGTTGTCTCGGGCGGCATCACCGTTGATACATCGACGTTCTTTGTTGACGATCCAAACAATCGCGTAGGAATCGCAAACACCAGTCCGACGGTAACTCTTGATGTCACTGGTGAGATCAAAGCATCTAGCACCGTTACTGCTACGGGCGGACTTGTTGTTCCTACATCTACAGGAACTCCTGCCAGCACTGTTAGCGATGGCTCGGTCGCCATTGACGTCACGAATCACGTTCTCTACATCCGCTCTGGTGGACAATGGAGAAGCATCTCGGGTTCTGGACCGACGGGACCCACTGGTCCTAGTGGTCCAGCCGGAGAAACAGGCCCAACCGGCTCAGCCGGAGCGACTGGCCCGACTGGACCCACTGGCGCGACGGGTGAAGCAGGACCTACTGGCCCGACCGGAGCGATTGGCCAAACCGGCCCCACTGGCGCGACTGGAGATACGGGAGAGGCTGGGCCGACCGGCCCAACTGGCGCAACTGGGACTCCTGGCGATACCGGACCCACTGGCCCCCAAGGCGACGTCGGACCAACCGGACCCATGGGGGCAACTGGCTCGAGTGGGGAGACTGGACCAACTGGAGCAACTGGCCTGACCGGCGCTCAAGGCGACATTGGGCCGACTGGACCTACTGGCGCCACTGGTGCGATCGGACCCACTGGCCCCACTGGGTCCACGGGGGCTCAAGGCGTCGTAGGTCCAACTGGACCTACAGGCTCGATTGGTCTTCAGGGCCCGACCGGTGCAACTGGTCCGACCGGAGCAAATGGGTCGACTGGCTTGACCGGTGAGGCGGGAGCGCAGGGCGCGACTGGCCCAACCGGTGCTACTGGCTCACAGGGTCCAACCGGACCTACTGGTGCAACCGGCCTGACTGGAGCGACAGGCCCGACCGGAGCGACAGGCCTACAGGGGGCAACAGGACCAACGGGCCCAACCGGCGCAACTGGAACACAAGGTCCGACCGGAGCCACCGGCGCTGCCGGCAGTGTTGGACCCACCGGGCCAACCGGAACCATTGGAGCCACGGGTCCCACCGGTGCAACGGGAGCAACTGGCTCACCCGGAACCTCGATCAACCTCAAGGGCAGCGTTGCCACCACGTCTCTGCTCCCGCCTAGCGGCAACTCCGTCAATGACGCGTACATCGTTGATGCCGACGGAGACCTCTACGTCTGGAGTGGCTCGGCGTGGACAAGCGTCGGCCAGATCGTCGGACCTCAGGGTCCAACTGGTCCCGCCGGAGCCGCCTCAACCGTCACTGGTCCGACCGGCCCCACGGGCGCCACTGGTGCTGCCTCCACGGTCACTGGTCCGACGGGCGCAACCGGAGCCGCCGGCCCCACTGGCCCAACCGGAGCGACAGGCTCACAGGGGCCAACCGGACCTACTGGTGCAACTGGCGCGATAGGCGCAACTGGCCCGACCGGAGCGACAGGTCCGATCGGACCAACAGGTAGCACCGGAGCGCAAGGCGCTACGGGACCGACCGGAGCTCAAGGTGTGACTGGCCCCACCGGCCCGACAGGGCCGACGGGTGCCACCGGTGCTGGATACCAGAACACCACCTCAACAACATCGCTAGCAATCGGCACTGGTTCCAAGGCGTTTACGGTCAACAGTGTCGGTGCTTACGTGGTCGGCAATCGCGTTCGCGTCATCAACACCGGCTCATCGACCAACTACATGGAAGGTGTCATCACCTCGATCGTGACGACCACGATCACCATCACGGTCGATGCAATCGGGGGAAGCGGCACACTTGCGGCCTGGACCTTCTCGCTCGCCGGCAACATCGGCGCGACGGGTCCTACCGGTGCTACTGGTGCCACAGGAGCCGCATCTACTGTCACTGGTCCTACTGGCCCTACGGGTGCTACTGGTAACACAGGAGCCGCCTCGACCGTAACGGGTCCCACCGGGCCTACCGGAGCGACTGGTGCAGCCTCAACCGTCACCGGCCCCACCGGGCCTACCGGTGCGACGGGTCCGACTGGGGCCTCCGGCCCTATTGGTTCAGTAGTCATGTGGGGTGGCGCGGCCTCGGGTGGTTCCGCTCCCGCCTACACCTCACTACCGACCGGCTGGCTGCTCTGTGATGGCTCGAACGTATCTCGAACGACGTACGCAAGCCTGTTCACCGCGATCAGCACTCGCTACGGCACTGGCGACGGATCAACGACGTTCGGCTTGCCGAACTTTCTGACTCGCCTTCCTCTCGGGCTCGCTGCGGCAAGCACGCCAACGGTGCCAAGCACTTTGTCGTCAGGCAACCAGTCCGCTGATCACAGTCATTCGATCTCTTCAAACGCCGGTAATGTGTCGTCGGACCACTCTCACGGATTCAGTGCAAATACGGGATTCGTGTCAAACGATCACACACACGGCTTCAGCGTCTATTACAACGGCGGGAATGTTGTGGGTAAGACGACTGGCGGCATCAACCAGAACCACTTTCATGGCGTTTCCGGCAATACTGGCGGCATTAGTGCAAACCATAATCACGGAATCACATCGAACGCTGGAAACCAAAGTGCAGACCATAGCCACAATGTCAACACGGTGCAGATTTACTTCATCATCCGAGCGTCCTAGACTCGACACATGAAGAACTATCGCCTTACCTTCCCCGCAGGGAAGTCGGGCCACATCGCGGTGTACGACGATCTGATTCCGGCTGATGTCTGCGTCCAGTTGGTGCGTGAATGCGAGATCAACACTGACAGATTTCATGAGGGCGTGACACTTGGCGGACCGATTAGTCACATCAAGTGCAGCCTAGATCTTCCTCTTGACCCGGACGGTTGTGGGTTCGAGTGGTGGGAGGGTTCTGCGGCGATGCTCCACGGAAGGATCATGCAATCAGTGGTCCCCGCGTTCAATCACTACCTTGAGACCTATGTGGATCTACACATTCCGTTTCTGTTCGGAGACACGGGTTATCGAGTTCAAAAATACGCAAAGGGTCAAGGTTTCTATCGCCGCCACGTAGACGCAACCCCATGGGACCCGTCCTCCCGGAATCGCCTGCTCGCAATGGTGATGTACCTCAACACGGTTCAGCACGGCGGCGAGACATGGTTCCCCGATCGAGATGTCAAAGTAGAGGCCGTTCAGGGTCGCGTTGCCATGTTCCCTGCTGGGTGGACCTTCCCCCATCAGGGCATGTTGCCGCTTTCGGGTGACAAGTGGATCATCAGCACGTTCATCGTTCCTCAATCACTTGATGAGGCGCACGAACATCAACATCAAGAACACTCAAACCACGAGTACCACCCCGAAGAGACTCTAATCGAGTCCCAGCCCATCCTCCCTGGGACACCTCCACGGGTCGGCATGGCCGAAGAGATCATCCCCGCTATGCCGGTTGTTCCCTTTGACCAGTTCGACATGTCCCCGGACTTCACTAAGTAGGGCGTTGTGCGAATCGCGGTCTACTCCATTGCTAAGAATGAGGAGCAGTTCATTGAACGATGGGCTGCATCTGCGGCAGAAGCAGACTTGGTCGTCCTAGCCGACACCGGGTCAACAGATCAGACAGTGGACATCGCTATGGGGTTGGGCGTGGCTGTTCATTCCATCACGGTCTCGCCGTGGCGATTCGATGACGCTCGCAACGCGGCCCTCTCGATGATCTCGCCGGCGATTGACCTGTGCATCGCGCTTGATGCCGATGAAGTGCTCCAGCCCGGTTGGCGCGATCACCTTGAGTCGCTTGATCCTGTCGTCACTCGGCCTCGCTACAAGTACGTGTGGTCCTGGAACGAGGATGGGAGTGAGGGCCTTTCCTACTCGGGCGACAAGATCCACAGCCGAAGTGGCTACCGATGGAAGCATCCAGTCCATGAGGTCCTGACGCCATCGCTCGGCCTCCAAGAAGTACATGGTTGGTGCGGACTTGAGATCCACCATCATCCAGATCACACGAAGAGTCGCGGTCAGTATGGGCCTTTGCTCGAGTGGGCAGTGCAAGAGGACCCTTACGACGACCGCAACGCCTACTACCTCGGCCGGGAGTACTCCTACAAGCAGGACTGGGAGAAGGCGAAGCCCGAGCTCCTCCGGTATCTGGATCTACCCGGTGCGACATGGCCACCGGAACGCTCCGCAGCAAAGCGCCTTCTAGCCAAGTGCGAACCAGAGCGTGCGGAGTTCTGGTTGCTGTCGGCCGCCGCCGAGGCACCAGGCCGCAGGGAGCCGTGGGTTGATCTCGCTGAGCACTACCACGACACCCTTCGATGGGCCGATTGCTACTCCTCGGCCCTGCGTGCGCTGGGAATCACAGAGAAGCCATTGGAGTACATCTGTGAGGATCGGGCGTGGGGGGCACTCCCGCATGACCTCGCGGGGATCTCTGCGTATCACCTTGGTCTCCCATCATGTCTTGACCATGGGGCGACGGCAGTGTTGATCGAGCCGTCCAATGATCGCCTTATCGAGAACTACGCCTTCTACGTCCAGCGATTCGGTATGGATGACGCCAAAGAAACGGTGTAGGCGATCTTGCTAGACTGACTGGTGCTTACTGGAACTGGAGAGACTCCGATGACTGACATCCCACCCCTGGCCGATCCACCTCCGGCACCCGAGCCTCCAGCGCGTCCTCCTCGCCGTCTAGGCGACGAGCCGAGACAGATGGGTGGAGTCGGCTACTTCGAGAAGACGATCGGGGTGAACGACAACGTCGGCATGTTTGCCTTCACGGGTGCCCAGTGGATCGAGAACATGCCTGGCATCACGCCGGATGATCGGTGCGACATCGGCTCATGGGGCCCGGTGACCTTCCACGGGCCGACCGTCGGAACCGACGTTGACTCCTGCTCCTGCGGTCGCGTGGACGCTGGCAACGAGTGGGTTGATGCACTGTGCTCCGGTCGCTACGTCCCTCACATGCAGAACAAGTGCTCACTTCAGGTCATTCCAGTTCCGCCCCAAGGGTTCATCTGGTACATCGAATACAAGGACTCAGAGAAAGAGGCCGAGTTCCTTCAGTGTCATTGGAATCACAACGCACGAACGCTTCAGGAACTACTCAAACTCATGTTTGAGTGGCGTGATGCTTACGTTCTGCTCGGAGTCAATGACAACATCGCCACAACCGCGGATGCCGTTCTCACTGGACTTGAGGTGCCTGCGGATGTTGAAGAGTGGGTGCGCTCGAGTGTTCCCGACCAGTTTGTCATGCGTTTCCTCAATGGGGACGTCTCGGCACGCGAGCGGATCCTCCCGGTCCCGGAACTGCCCGATGAGGTATCTCAGTGGCTGTGGGCCAAAGTCATTGACGCACCGGCCTCGCTGCTGTCATTCGTGTCGGGAGCATCGTCGTGACGACATCACAGAACATTCTCCAGCACCGGATCGCCACTGATCCAGCAGTGTCGGTTGAGGTCCATGAAGGGACGTTCACCGACGATCAACCTGGTTACCACCTCGTCTTCCGGTACGAGTACCTCGGAGGGTACCGATCCATCAGCGTGAAGGACCGAGAGGTTCTTGAAGGCCTGGCGGACCAGATCAAGGCGATTCTTTCTGCGCCCCAGTGACATCCACCGTGTGACTGCAACGGGATTAGACTGACCCCATGGAGATCTCTGTCCAGTCGGGCGACCTCATCGAGGCGTTGTCGGAGCGCATAGCGACGATGACCATAGAGTTGGAAACTACGCGTCTAGCCCTTCGTCAGGCACAGGATGTGATTGTTGTCCTTGAGAGAGATCGTCGCGAACCTACCGGTCCTCCGCCATCCCCTTAGGGGATCAGACGAAGCGGTCTGTACCGTTGGTAAGATCGTCACTCGGAATCAACATGCAGGGGAGGTACTCATGCTCGCTCACATCACCATTGAAGAAATCCCGTTCATGCTGTCGATGGGACTCGCCGGTCTAGTCGGTGGCGCTGTCGCTTTCGTGCTGGCACGTCGCCCCTGAGCAGTCTCGGCCGTTGAGGTGGGGCTATACAGCATCTACACTGTTCACCTATGAACATTGAGATTGCTTCACACGAACTGATTGACGCCCTTTCAGACCGTCTCGCCAAGATCACGGTCGAGCTGGAGACCACTAAGCTTGCCCTGAGCAAGACTCAGGAAGCGCTGGCTACTCAGATCGAGGAGAACATGTCCCTTCGGGCACCGACACTCCCCGAAGTCATTGCGCCAATCAACCCCGCAGGGGTCCCGTTGGCGTCCGAGTCAACCCCTTCGGCATGAGCCGTACTGTTGTTTGGTTCTCGGCCGGCGCTGCGAGCGCGGTGGCGACGAAACTCGTCCTTGCCGAGAAACCCGACGACGTTGTCATTGCTTACACCGATCCCGGCAACGAGCATCCCGACAACCAACGCTTCATTGCCGACTGTGAGAAGTGGTTCGGCCAGGAGGTGCTGCGTCTGAAGTCCGCCAAGTACGAGGACTGCTGGCAGGTCTGGACAGAGCGCCGCTTCATCAACGGACCTATTGGAGCGCTCTGCACCACCGAGATGAAAAAGAAGGTCCGCCGTTCATTCCAGCGCCACGATGACATTCAGGTCTTCGGGTTCACGGCCGAGGAAGAGCATCGAGCCGACCGATTCCGAGAGCAGAACCTTGAGGTTGATCTCCGCACGCCTCTAATCGAGCGTGGACTGACCAAGGACGACTGCCTTTCCATTGTTGAGCGCTCGGGCATTGAACTGCCGGCCATGTATCGCCTCGGCTATCGCAACGCGAACTGCGTCGGCTGCGTCAAGGGCGGCATGGGTTACTGGAACAAGATCCGGCGCGACTTCCCTGAGACCTTCGAGCGCATGGCCCTGCTTGAGCGTGAGATCGGCGCAAGCATGCTCAAGGACAAAGGCGGGCGCCTATTCCTTGATGAACTGGATCCCGATCGCGGCAACCACGCCGACGAACCGTCCTTTGAGTGTGGTCTGCTGTGTGCTGCGGCGGAAGAAGAACTGCTTCAGGCCGAAGTCGAGTTTGCGGTTGAAGCCTGCGACGTGTGAGCCGGTCGTGACTTCTACCGACATGATGTGGCACGACGATGGTCATGAGGTTTGGCTTGAGCTCAACCGATCGGAACTGTCCGTTCTCGGAGTGAAGTGCCCTGATCACTCAACCGATGCGACGTGCCGGCCACGTGGAACCTGTGTAGTCGATTACTTCGTCACCGTCTACGGACTTGAAGTCAACGTAGGAACCTGCGAGCCGGCTGGCACCATCCCGGTCGCATGGTCACTCATTGGTGATGCCTATGACCTTGACACCTGTCAGGTATGGATCATCCCCACGACTGATGACGTCTTTGCGGCGTGGGCCACGACACAACGGGCAGAACCCGAGTGAAACTGCTCAATGCCGGATGTGGGACCCACTACGCCAAGGGATGGGTCAATAGTGATGTGTGGGTCAATCACGAGACCCAGCCCGACGTGGTGGTCGACCCTGATGGCCGGTACCCATTCGTCGACGACACCTTTGACGGAATCTTCCTCGGCCACGTCCTCGAGCATGTGCCCTGGCCACAAGTGCCGGTATTCCTGCGCGAGATGAGTCGGATAGCGAAGCCCGGCGCCCACATGCTTGCGGTCGGTCCCGACACGGTTAGGACCCTTGAGTTGTGGAGAGCCGGGTCAGCACCGGACTGGCTGCTGGAAGCGGTGATCGAGCATCAGGAGATTGACCCCGAGGATCCTTCGATCCCGTTCTGGCCAGGAGCCTCCCATCACTGGAACTGCCACGAGGATCGTGTGATCGCCGTGCTTGACCATGTGGGCTTTCAGGGCATCCACTCGGTGGCAGATCGTGTAACGGGAACAACCGGATGGCGCGATCCCTACGAGAAGCGGATCACTTGGCCGGTGACAGCTTGGGCCAACTGGCAGTTCGCTCTGCGTTTCACCAACTACTGAGTGCTATCACTCACCTCATCGGCGGCCTTATTGACCGCTCGGATGATCGCATCAAGAGCAAGACGTACATCAGGGTGCGAAAGCGTGTCTTCAACGCGCAGTCGGTAGCGGTTTCGGCCGGTCGAACGCGTCCTCTCCAGCAACTCGGTGCGGACAAGACGCGTCATCTGTTTGGCGATGGTTGATTCTGTCGTTCCGATGCGGAATGCAGCCTCTTGAAGCGAAGAGTTGGGATGGCTCGCCAGGTCGAACAACAGTCGGCCATGTGGACTGAGTAGCGACACATCGTCCCCGCGATAGGTGACAACGGCGTGCGCATCCAGGCATCGCAACACGGCGTCGACGACGTCATCGGGATCGGTGTAACCCGCGATAGCGGCCCGCAGCGGTTCGCTCAAAGAGTGTTCGCTAGTCATAGAGATAAGCTGTAAGCGTACTCGCTAACAACGCCCGAAGTGTGTCCATGTACATTGCTAACATGACACAGTATGGATGGCGCTTCCACCGACGCAACCAGTGACACGGATTGGGGCGCCGCCCTGACACGGGTCAGCGAGCTCTCGGCAACGACCCGACGCTGCGCCATGGGCAAGTTGCTTCAGGACGCGCCAGACGAGTTCCGGGCACTGCTCGAGGACCGAATGGCGAATGACGGTATCTCCAGCCGCCGCATTCACGAAGAACTCGCCATCGCTGGGATCCGAGTTGGTCGCGACACCTTGTCGCTCCACCGAGCGAATCGGTGCATCTGCATGGGGGACAAATGAGCAAGTACGAAGAAGCCGCTGAGCGATTGCGCTCACTCGAGGCAATGGACGAACCAACCAAAGATCGTCCGACCTACCCCAGTGGATGGGAGCCGGGTGTCACCTGGAACGGTGATCACGGCGAAATCACCACCGGCACTCTGCCTGAAGCCCCCAACGAATGGGGCCACCTTCTCGCCGAGCGCGGTCTTGATCCGAACATGTACGAGATCGTGGGCGACTCGGTCCGTTGGACGTCCTATGACGGATGGCGTCGAGATGGCGCCGACGAACCGGCGTACTCGGCAATCTGTTACTCCTACAAGGCCGAGATCCGACTCCGCCGGCGTTCACTCGGCTTTGACTGTGAGGAACTCCTCAAAGAGCTCCACCAGGACAAGGCCCCCAAGGCAGTTGCGGTCAGGGCCGAGACCGACGCCACATGGCTGGTGAACCTGTCGGACTGGCAGATCGGCAACGCCGACGACGGGGGAGTGCGCACCCAAATCAACGCCCTTGCCGCACTGCCCGACCTACTCGGCGATGCGCTCAAGCGTATTCAGAAGACCAACCCCGTCAATCACATCGTGGTCGCCGGACTCGGGGATCTCCTTGAAGGCACCTGTGGCTTCTACCCCTCACAGACCTTTCAGGTTGAACTTGATCGACGAGAGCAGGCCCGAGTTGTACGTCGGGCATTGACCGAGATCGTTCGGTCACTCGCAAAGAAGGGCCTCCCTGTCACCGTCACCGCCGTCGGCGGCAACCACGGTGAGAACCGACAGAACGGTAAGCGCTTCACCGGCTTCGGCGACAACGACGACGTCGCAGTGTTCGAGCAGGTTGCCGAGATCTTCGCCGAGTCCAACTACGAAAACGTCGGGTTCCGACTTCCGGCCGACCGTATGGCAGTTGCCATTGAAATGCACGGTCAAATCGTGTCTTGGACCCACGGCCACCTTCCCCGCCCGAAGGGCAACGCAGCCGAGACCATGTGGGGTTGGTGGAAGGACCAGATCATGGGTCGCTACTACCCAGCGGTTGCCGACGCCAACATCCTCGTCACTGGTCACTATCACCATCTCAACGTCAAGCAGCAAGAAGGACGCACCGTCTTTGTGTGTCCGTCACTAACCGCAGTTGGCGACTGGTACTCCAACTCAACCGGCGTACAAACCGTTCCTGGGACGCTCACGTTCCGAGTTGATTCAAATGGATGGAACAACCTCGAGGTGATCCGTTGATGTGGGGCGGCTTTGCACTAGGAGCCGCCGTCACTTTGTTCGTGTTGATGGTGCTCATCACTGTGTCTGCTGCGGTCAATGCGACCAAAGCAGTGCAGACGCTAGAGAAACGCGTCAACGCAATGCAGCGCCACATCATGGACCGCCAGTTGATGGAAATGCTTGATGACGGCGCCATCTTCGACGGGGACTTCGGTAGCGACGAAGAGGAAGAACTGTGAGCGACCGTCTCAAATACATCGCGCCTCGCCCCGGAATCACCTCGGCGAACAAGCTGTTCAGAAATCGCAAGAAGGCAAAAGATCGCGGCTCGGTTGTCGAGGTCGTTTGGTGGGACGCGGTCAGCGTCGGTGCCGTCGACTGGGAAGACGAACACTCAGTTGACATCAAGCCAGCGCTTTCTTTCGTCGTCGGTTACGTCGTTGCCGACACCGAAGAAGCCCTGACCATTGTCAGCCTCGTCAACGAAGACTCCTACGCCCACGGCATCTGCATCCCGAAGGGGATGGTTCATGAGGTGCGTGAACTCTCATGACTCCGCAGTTCCCCATCCTCACCTACGCCGGTACTTCAGGTCACAGCCCGGCTGATACGTCTCAGGCTCGAGCGCAGTACCTCGACGCTTCAGGTATCACTGGAAGCGTTCAGGCAATCGCCTACGAAGCAGTCGTCGCCGCCGGCTACATGGGCATGACTCAAAAAGAGATCGCGGCCTGTGCGAACTTGTCAAACCGTACGGTTTCAAGCGCACTGACCAACCTTCACAAGAGTGGTCACCTTGCGCGACTGTCTCAGGCGCGCAGTGGATCAAAGATCTACATCCACCCACGCGAGATTGACGGCCGCCAAACAGAGAACCCCGGCGCCCATCACTGCCCAGGTTGCCGGTGCGGTGAGTCGTGATCTTCGGGTCCTTGTTCTCGGGAGGAGGCGGCGGCGATCACGGGCTGATGCGCGCTGGCATGACGCCGGCCTTCGGTTGCGAGATCGACCCCAAAGCACGAGCGGTGCTTCGCCGCAATCACCCCGGCATTCACATCTATCACGACGTACGCGAGGTAACCCGTGACCGACTCATTGCAGATGGAATCACTCTTCCTCGACTCATCTTCGGAGGAAGCCCCTGCCAAGACCTCTCCGTGGCTGGCAAGCGTGCTGGGTTGGCTGGAGAGCGAAGTGGACTCTTCCACGAACAGTGCCGAATCGCCGACGAGTGCGGAGCCGATTGGGTCATTTGGGAAAATGTCGTTGGCGCTTTCTCCTCCAACAAAGGTGAAGACTTCGCTGTCGTTCTCGGCGGACTCACAGGACATGTCCCCACTGTTCCCAGTAAGGGATGGCGAAGTGCCGGTATCTGCGTCGGACCCAAGCGCGTCGCCGTATGGCGGGTGCTTGACGCTCAAGCTTTCGGAGTTCCCCAGCGACGCCGTCGAGTCTTCGTTGTCGCAGGTCCTCGAGCCGTGGCACGACGACTTGTTGAACTTCTGTTTGAGTCCGAAAGCGGCGGCGGGAATCTTGCGACGCTCAAAGAAGCGCGGCCGATCACTACCGGAGCCACTCAATGGCGCGCTGCAACATCTAGCACGGGAACACCCACCGATCTAGTTCAGTGCCTTACGACAAAGGGCGGCAATCGGCTCAATGTCTACGAGGAGTCCTACATCCTTGAGGCTCGCGGCACCAACATGCCCACGACTGAAGTGGTCGGCACACTTGCTCCTGGTGCTCACGGCGCTGGACCGAAATCGGTCAACGGGCAGGACGCATACAGCGGACAACTGATCCCTGTGCAGTTGGCTGTGCAAAGCGCCGTCGATGTCGCTGAGAACCAACGAAACGAAGTGCGCTTCTCAAGTGTCGCATCGTGTGTCTCTCAAGGCGGGGGCCGTCCCGGTCAAGGTCGCAACGTCGTCATGTACGACCAGCCCGAGCAATCCGCACCAGTGGGTTCTTTCACCGCCGACGGTTCCAACATTGTCGTAAGGCGTCTGACTCCACTCGAGTGTGAACGACTGATGGGTTGGCCCGATCGCTGGACCGCCGAAGGCATTGACGACGACGGAAACAACATCACCATCCCAGCAACGCAGCGTTATCGCATCTGCGGAAACGGCATTGTCGCCAACGTCACCGAGTGGCTTGGCGCGCGCCTGGAACGTCTTACGTCCGACCATCAACCACCAACACAAACGGAGATGACATCTGAAAACAAAAAGGACTGCACATGAATCGCACTATTGGCTTCATCAGTTTGGCCGGCTTCTTGGCGTCGATTCCGTTCGCCAACTGGTGGCTCAATGAGAATGGTTTCTGGGATGCGCCACTACTCGGCCCCATCCCATCGGCTCTTTGGGTCGTTGCTATCAGTTTCGTCCTGCGTGACATCACGCAGATCACCATCGGCAAGGAATGGGCGTGGTCGGCGATTCTTGTCGGCGCTCTACTCTCGTGGTGGCTTGCATCTCCAGCTCTTGCCGTTGCATCTGGCGTCGCATTCCTAATCTCGGAATCAATCGATGCAGCGATCTTCACCCCACTTGCGAACCGAGGACGCTTTCTCCTCGGAGTGACAATCTCCGGCTACGTCGCCGGGTTCGTCGACTCGGCAGTATTCCTTCAGATCGCCTTCGGCTCCACCAGTGGTTGGTGGCAGTTGGGAGTGGCGAAGGCCATTGTCGTGATGGCGGCAACGCCGGTCGCTTTGGTGGTGCGTCGTGGTCTACTACGGCAATCCGTGTAGCGAAGAAGTACGCGCCGCTATGCGAGCCGGTCTGATCGGATACATCGACACCCCGAAGCAAGGGAACAAGCGCGAGCCAGAGCTTGATTGGATCGCCGACAACGGTTGCTTCTCAAGTGCTTGGAACGACAAGCAATGGTGGTCATGGATCTCGACTCAGCCGAAGACCATGCGCTTTGCCACTGCACCTGACGTTGTCTCCGATTGGCAGGCGACTCTTGAGCGGTTCGAGTTCTGGCAACCAGTCATGGCCGAGATAGATCTGCCTATCGCTTGTGTTGCTCAGGATGGCGCCGAAGTCGATGAGATCCCGTGGGACCGCATCGCTGCTGTCTTCATTGGCGGCTCGACTGAGTGGAAGTTGAGCAAGCACTCAGAAGCCATCATCGCCGAGGCGAACAGGCGCAAGACCTGGGCGCACGTCGGTCGCGTGAACAGTCTCAAGAGGATGCGTTGGGCCAAGCAATGCGGAGCCGACTCTGTCGACGGAACGATGCTCACTTTCGCCCCCAGCAAGCGTCTTCCTCAACTCCTGCGGTGGCTTCAGATCATCCACCAAGAGGAGACCTTGTGGCCCAACGGCATCACCGCCGGCCATGAGTCCCAATCTTCCCCTCACCCGATAACAAACATGAACGGATCGAGCGATGCCTGCTATCACTCAAATCGGTAAGACCTCTTTGCCTGACCCAGAGTCCTGGCCAATAGAGGTCCGTAGCAACGATGGTGAGACCGTTATCGGCTCACTGGTCAATGACGGCAAGGGAAGCACGACCCTTCAGTACGCCGCCGGCCAGTTGCCCCATCAGACCTACCCACTCAAGAAGAAGCACAGGGCCAACTGATGGACCCGTGCGTCTGCTCAGACAGCCCATACAGCCCGACCATCCAGAAGGACGAAGCCACCGGCCGACTCCTTCTCGGTGTGCCGGAAGGGTGTGAGATCTGCCCGATCTCGATGGAGGCCCTCGCGGCCATCGTCGCCATGGTCAACGAGGTCACTCCCCTCGAAGGTCAGATCGCCATTGTTCTGCCGACCCTTGTGGCTGCCCGGCTCCGTGACGGAGTGGCGACCACTGATGACTTCCTCGTTGTCGAAGGCGCATGCGGTGAAGCACTGGGGAGTGAGCGATGACCACCTCACTTGAGAGCCGAATGCTCTCAACCCAAACCCACTACGCCCAAGAGGACACTCAGAGCCTGATAGTCACCGCCGAGTGCGGATGCCGTGAGTGGCCCGTCGTTCTCGGTGGCCAACTCGGTCGCTGCGGACTGTGCCAAGAGCGGGCAATCGTCAAGAGGGCCGAGCGATGAGTGACCGAACCCGACCCAGGGCAACGGAGGCCTAGCAATGACCGATACGACGCCGGCCGAGAGAGTCGCAGTGATGGAGGAACTCACCGAGATGGTGGAGTTGATCTCCGGCGACCTCAAATACGTGCAGGGTCTACTCGAGGACCTCATCGCACTGGGGGAAACCACCACACCGATAGGGGACGGGCGGCTACTTCCCTCCACGTTGGCGAGCCTCGGACTGTCCGAATCTCCTAGGGGAGAGAACAACACCGAGAGAGCAAACACTGGGGGAGAAGAGAACCCCTCTGGGCCGAGTCACAGGCACGGCCAAATACCGACCTCACGGCCCAAGCATCCGTGGGCACAGGCTAGAAACCGCCTGTGGGGACACCGATGGGGCCATTCATGACCGGCGCGCCCGAGAACGGTTCATTGCCGGATAAGGGTGCTATGCCACCATCACAGGATGCGTGGAAGGCATCGGCTAGATGCAGTGGGGTAACGCACATGATGTTCCCCGCAGGGCATAAGGACATCACCTACATCACACCGGCACGGGAGATCTGTGCGCAATGTCCGGTGACGACCGAGTTCTTGGACTATG